GCCGCGGAAAAGCGCAAGGCAGAATATCAGTGAGCTGTACTCGGCACTGGTTGAAGATGCCGCAGAGTGAAAACAGCTGGGCATCGGCAAGACGGAAAGGACGTTTTGGACTTTTGGCCATTGCGGAGCTTGCGCACATGGTAGTATTTACTTTAAAGCTTTTGTAAATGAATTTGAATGTCATTTCAACAATAAATAAATAAAGGATTAGCGATGAAAACCATCTTGTACTGGCTTAAATATGCCGCCATTCCGGTTGCGTTTTGGGTTGCTGCAATCATTTGTGTAATTTGGTAATCAAACATAAGGAAACAAGCAATGAAATTCAATATTGATGTCAAGAAAAATGAAGTTGTAAACAAGTACGAAGCTGAACTTGCCGAACTCAAAGAAACTGAAACTGTGCTTAATGGACTTCCCAATGTGTTTGAAGCTTTCGAATTCTTTTTCTATTCCCCCGGAAAGATGTATAAGGACGTGATGGGCGTTGTACATTTTTATTGTGATGATGTCAATAATATTATCGATACCCTGAATAAGGTGCCGGATTTGCTCTCAATTTGCTTGGTAAAAGACGGTTGCACATCGGCATATCCGCGCTGCTGCATAGATATGGATACGTACAGTAAATACAATTCAGATAATATCTATTGTAAAAAATTGAAAGTTCCCTATACGCTTGCGGCAGAAGGCTACACCCGCCAAACACTTCCTAGTGTTACCATTAGATGTTTTTACAATATTAAAAATTATGGGATTGTGGTTGTATGGATATCCGTAAAGAGTAAAGATGTAAAATCATTCGGAGTATCTTTTGGTTCAACGTACCGTACATTCAGAGGTGACATTCTCGAAAGTACTATCAGATTCGATTATAAGTTTACAGATGATAGAGTAAAAGAATTGTTTCCGAACGTTGTTAAGTTTAAGGGTTACAATTCTTCCGGTACTCATCTGTTTTATTCGGAGGTTGAATAAACATGAGTAAAACGATGCGAAAATGCAATAAGTACCGCTATTGTTATGTTATCCAAGTGAAGAGCAATGGTGTATGGCAAGATTGCACGCATCATAGCGATAGAAAATTTATGTACTCTGTGTATAATGGATTAAAATATAAGAGCACGTACACGGATATACGCATCGTACAAAGGAGGATTTTAAATGACAGTCTATGAGTTGAAAACTTTACCCATCGATACGCGTGTCAAGCTCCATAATACGGCTGGTGGTAATCGCATATACTGTATGGATGACGCCGAAGATTTTAACCAGGTTGCGGCTATCATAGCTGAACATCTACGGGTAAAACGTAATTCGGCATTATGGGAATTTGATTCCGCTATGCCATACGTTGTAATCGAGCATGGGGATGTGGTGAGCTACAACGAAAAAGCGATAAGAGACTATATAGACTACGACCGAATTATCGAATATACGCTGTGTTCGTAAAGTAGGGCAGAAAGCCGCTTCTGCGACGACTTAGTGTGTTCCCATATAGTTTACTGGGTTAGCCGCTAAGTCGTACCATAAGGCTAAACTAAAGGTGTTTAACGGCTATGACAAATGAACAGTTACAGAACAGTATAAACGCGGTCAAGAATGTAGCGGCGTTTACGGCACTAATGCGAAGTTCTGCAATCGATGAACAGATTAAATTATCGGAATACCTTTGCGCTAAAATATTCATCAAGTCTCATACTCCGCGCAATCCAATAGATGATAGTACAGTATTGTATCACCCCATCGAAGAAGAGATTGTGAAAGCGATTGCAAGCGGTATAGACGTCGATGACTTTGTAGCACAGTTTGTAAGTATGGATATGCAATCGTCGGCATCTATGCTTCGCAGACGCTATCACAAGATCGCCCATCTACTCTCGATTTACCAGGCGTATAGTCAACCCCCAATGCAAATCAATTTAGACGGTAAAATTTAGTCATGTGCATCGGCATCTATAATCACATCTTTTGGTTTTTCCTGCATGTTGAAAACCACCGTGAGCTTTCCTCCGGTATGTGCATCGGCATTTGCGTCTCCGATATTGGCAATTTTTACAAGAGTGTTGATTGCATTAACCACGTCGGCAGGTTTGTTTTCTTCCTGATTTATGATGTTTTCGAGGCGTTTTGTGACACCTATAATCGTCGGCTTGTTGATTTCCCATTCTGCTGCTCTGAGAAATTTAATCCGTTCTCTTATCCTTTGTTTCATCATCATGCGGCGCATATTGTTGATGTCGATGTGACGGCTTCCGGTGATTGGCGTCATGTACTCTCGATATGCTGTATAATACTCTTCCGTGGTATGTGCATCGGCATCTATAATCCAGTTAAGGAAATCTTCAACACGTTTATCCGCAATTGGGATTGCGGGATCGGCATCCTTGTCGTCAAGGCAGGCAGGGAGGCAGTCAAGTGCATCGGCATTTGTATCGATTACTTTTTCACCTGTATTTTCTCTGCGTTCAATTTGATTTTTAAGTTTAAAAGCCATCTAAAATCTCCTTTTTGTTTCAATATACCATGATACAGTAAAAATTACAAATAAAAGTTAAAAATTAATGCGCAATAGGGCTTGAAACTGTGACGCGTGAATGCTACATTAGTCAAAACCGGCGCAATAGACCTAGGAGTAACCATGCAGACTGTGTATGAAGTCATCGGCGTCATTGACGCACACACATGTGTAATCGTCGGCATCTTCACTGACAGGATTGCAATGTGTGACAAGTTGCAGGAACAGTTTTCGAAATGTTATTTGAAGTCAAACGGCAAGCGGATCGACATTATCCCTGTGAGCGTCGGCATCTGTATGCGTAATAGGTTCTGTAAACTGTACAGTAAGGAATCAGGGAAAGAGTTGTACCGAATTTACGCGATAACATTAAACAAAGTGAATCCTGAGTTGCATGAAAGTTTCAAGTAAAAACGATTATTTATACTATAAAAGAGATGGTAAGAATTATCGGGTTCCGGCTTCCGATAAAAGCATAAATGCTTTATTGCGCAGGAATTATGACTGTTCCGATGTTCTTACTTTAGGCGGCAGACTGCGCATTCCGCTGTATCCATACCAGTATCAGGCGCTTTTACAGGCTAAGAAGCATAATTGGAATATTTTAGACGCAGACAGTATGGGACTGGGGAAGACCCCTACGGCACTGGGGTGCATCGTTGCCTCGAATGCAAGGAAAGTGCTTATCGTGTGTCCAGCCGCGATTAAGTATCAGTGGAAACGGTACATTGAAAATTGGGTAACGAAGCCTGGAATCACATACGTATGCGAAGGGCAGAAGTTTGAATATGGTGATTGCCTGAGTGTAAAACATGCCAATTATGTAATCATAAACTATAACATATATGATTATTGGATAGACCTGTTCTGTAAGCTGAAGTGGGATATGGTTGTGTACGACGAGGCGCATCGGATTAAGAAGGTTAGTATACCGTCTGCGCCTGTAAGGTGCTCTGCCGCTGCTGATATGCTTGTGCCGCACGTTAAATCGTGTATATGCTTAAGCGGTACCCCCTTGACGGATCGCACTGCCGACATATGGCATATTGTGAAACTTGTGAATCCAAACTTGTTTCGATCATACTTTCTGTTCCAGCAGCGGTATTGCGGGGGAGCATCCGGCGCGTTTTCCAGCGAATCGAGAAGCGCCAATACGATAGAGCTGCATAATAAGCTGATCGATAGCGGCGTCATGATTCGCAGAACGAAAAAAGATGTGTATAAAGAGATACCGAGAGTGGATATCGACGTAGTTCCGTTTAATGTTCGTTCCGCTGCACTGGATACGCTGGAAAGAGAGGCCCGGCATCAGACATTGTGGATGAAGAAACAGATTGGTAAACAGCGCGGTGCCGCCATGTTTAAAGTTCGGCAGTCTTTTGAGAAATACTTACAGGAGGCGATACGATTAAAATTACCGTATATTGTAGAATGGCTTAAAGATTTCATGAATGAAACCGATGAAAAGATTGTGATAGGCTGTATACATAAAGAGCTGTGCGGAAATGCTTTGTATCATGAGTTTGGGGGGTCGTCTGTACTTATAAATGGAGATGCATCGGCAAAACAAAAAGACAAACTTCTTACCGAGTTTAAAACCAACAAACAAAAAAGGATGCTGATATGTAACATACAATCTATGAAAGAAGGGGTGGACGGCCTTCAAAACATGTGCAGCCATATGGCGATATGCGAACTGCCGTGGTCTCCCGCGGACATCGATCAGCTTATCGCCCGTCTAGATCGGAACGGGCAGAAAGAGCGGGTGAATGTTTCGTTCCTTGTGGTGTATGACAGCATCGACGAAATGCTTGTCCGTACTTTGGATAGAAAAAAGAAGATAACAACGGAAGTTCTTGACGGCAGAGCTCCGCATAGAAAAGAATTATTGGTAAACCTATTAACAGAAGGATGCTGAAATGAAAGACAATATGAAGCTTGTCATCGTGAATGTGTGTGTGCGATTGTATTGATTATTTTGGTGGCCATACTCGGTGCTATCGGAATCCATTATGCTCTTCCCGATCGGCAAAAGGAAGTCAAGTATGAAGAACCAGTAGTCGAGAAACCGAAAAGCAATGTAAACGTATGCGGGCACATCATAGGTGAAGAGTTTGTACCGAAACCAGAGTACAAACATAACTTGAAAGGAGACGCCTACATTTACTGGTATGATGCTGCTACTATGATTACGTTTCGTCCTGTAAATGGAAGACTGAAATATGCATCCATTACTAAGTTATGCGTTGATGGTGCAGACTGCTACGCTGAGTATTCCGAGATGGGAGCGTATTATGTTAATAGATATGGTGCGAAACCTCAGAAGCAGCCTGATTCTCTTCTTACAGAGGACGGTGTATGTATCGATTTGAAGTGCAAAATTGTAGATGGTAAGTGGTTTCTTTCCGTAGTGATCGCTAAACTTGACAAGTAAAGGTGCAGTATGAATATCAGTAATATCAGTGTGTACAATCTCGAGAAAGCAATCGTTGCCAGCGGATACCCCATGCTTACCGAATACGACCCTTGTAAAGTAATGGATGAAGTATCTGATGTACAGGAATGGATCGAAACTTATTACAGCATGAAAGGTCAAGCCCCTAATAAGCATATTCAGAGAGCCATTCGCCTGTGCCAAGCCCCCTCCAATTCCGGGCATTGTAACTTTCTGTCCGGCATTCTTGTGACTATGGATGTCACGGCCTCTAATGTGTGGTGGCTGCAATGTGGAAGGTATCATTTTATTCAAAACGTGTCTTCTATGTCGAAAATGCACAAACTCAAGGCTATGAGAGCTGCCAAAGATGAATATATGTTTCATCCTAAAGTATCAACCGTGATACGGAATGAGTTTTTCGATGACGACGTATTTTCAGATGTGAATGATGACGAAGAACTTTCGTATTCGTGTCCTATGGGAATGCTGCTGACTGCACATATCTCTACAAATTATTTGCAGTTGCGAACGGTGTATGAGCAAAGAAAGACTCATAAACTCAGTGAGTGGAGGATGTTTTGTAATATGATCTCTACGTTACCGTTCGGCCCTGAATTTATTACGCAAAAATTTTAGTAACATGATAAACGGGATTGCACAGCTTCTTGAAGACAACCACATTCATTACAGGATTCGTAAAGAGTGGGTTAATGTGTGTTGTCCTTACTGCGGGGATAACGATTATCATTTAGGACTTACAGACGATGGGAAGGCAACATGTTTCCGGTGCGGAACTCATAATATAAATTCTGTAATCCATGAGCTGTTACACTGTGGAGCATCGGAATCAAAATCGATTGTACGGAGGTACATATGCAGATCGAAAAGTGAGCGTAACGATGATCCTGCCAGAGTATGTTCGTCGGCATTTGAGTTTAAAGTTCCTTCGTCGGGAAATATATTGAGAGCCAAATTTCCTTTCATATACTTGAGGAGAAGATTTAAATGGATGTCGATAGATGAGTTTGTAAGCATGGTAAAGCGCTGCGGTATTACATACACGGATAACGAGTTTGTAATGCCGAAACCAGATGGCAACCTTACCGGAATGTTTGCAGGGAGGATCGTGTTTCCGTTGATCCATAATGGGATACCTGTATCTTATCAATGCAGGGATTACACAGACAGTTGCAAGGTAAAGTATATGACTGCTTATCCTGAGTATGAACGGATAATGCACAAAGATGTCTTGTATGGGGAAGATTACGTACCTTACAGTAAAGTAATTGTGTGTGAGGGAGTGTTTGACGCTCTCAGCATCGGTGCAGGGGCCGTACACACCTTCGGTGTCAAGTGGAGCAGAAGCCAGGCTGAATCTCTTTGTGCATACGATAAAGTGTATATCGCTTATGACAATGATAAAGCTGGAAAACTCGGTGCGGAATCGTTGGCCAGTGCGATTAAGCATCGTGTAAAAGTGGCTATCGTCAGGGTGTCGGCAAAAGACATAAACAGTTGCAGTCAATCAGAAATAGAAGATATCAAAGCACTTATACAATAAGGAGGAAGTATGCAGGGATCGGAAATATGGGTTGAAAGTTGGGGCGTACTGCCGGAAGTTCCTTTGTTTGAAGACAAAGTTACCGGAATCAAATATGATTTCAACTACGGATTTCGATGCCATTCTCCGAGCGACAGCGACGATATGTTTAACATTCATATCGAAACATCCGCAGGCGACGTGTTGTGTGATATACCTCTTGCCGCCGGATGCAAGTGGAGCTTTCCTTTTAAGTATTACATGGACTACACGGTTACGATAACCGGGAAGCATGGTGTATTCCGGGAGACGCTTGATCTTACTGATAAAACAGTTATGATTATGTGCAGCGTAAGGACGCTTGGAGATTCTCTTGCATGGTTGTCCGCCGTTCCTGCCTTTGAAAGAAAGCACAAATGTAAGTGTGTGTGCGTCGTGAATAACGATATCTATGAACTGCTTAAGGATTCAGAGCAGATCAAAGTAATTAAACTTGAGGATAAATGCAATTACACTCCATATGCTACATACTACTTGGGTTTGTTTTTCGATGAATCATACAGTAAATTTTGGCAACCGTATGATTTCAGGCTTGACGGCCTTCATGAACAGGCCAAAAACATTTTAGGAATCCGCAACGAGGAAACCCGGCACCTTGAGCTTAGAGATACAGGTACGAATCCGTTGGCCGGTAAAAAGTATGTGTGTATCTCATACTCCGGTAGTAAGGCGAATAAGTTTTGGAATAATCCGATCGGCTGGAAGGATGTGGTCAAGTACCTGCATTCTTTGCAGTATGCAGTTGTGTGCATCGACAAATCTGATGTATGCGGGTTTGCCCCCCTATACTACTACATGCCGAACGGCGTGATTGACATGACCGGAGACCTTTCTTTGCAGTCAAGAGTTGACGTGCTTAAGGGCTCTGAGATGTTCATCGGTATGGCAAGCGGGCTTTCGTGGCTTGCGTGGTGCAGCGGAGTTCCTGTTGTCATGATTAGCGGTTTCAGTCTGCCGTATGCAGAATTTTACACAAAGTATCGTGTAATCAATACAATGTGTGAGTGCATCGGATGCTGGAATGACACGAGAATTCAGTTTTCTCGCCATGATTACATGTGGTGTCCGCGTATCGATGATAGGTTGAAGGCACTCAAAGTTTCAGATTCCGAAAGCGAAGCGGAGTATCAACGTCTTTCACAAAAACGTTTTATGTGTACACAAACCATTACACCCAATATGGTTATACAGAAAATCAATGAAGTTTTAGAGGATCAGCACCGGGAAAATTAAGAGCGGAAATTATTAATTTATGGGCTTGAAATAAGTTAAATTCATGTTATATTACATTATTAACTTATTTCAAGCATGGAGAAAACCAAATGTTTGACGTCCCTATTTTGTTTTTTGATTTGGAAACCACAGGGGTTGATCCTGAGGAAGACAGGATTGTACAGTTTGCAGGTATCAGGACGACGCCGAATCATGCGCCTGCCGAGTTTACCTTTAAGTGCAATCCTGAAATTGAAATCTCAGAAGGAGCAAGCAGAGTTCACGGCATCACGAATGAAGAAGCCAAGCAGTATGCTGCTTTCGACGCTTTTTCTGATAAACTTTACCGCATGGCACATGGTGCCATTTGGGCAGGATACAACAACTTCAAGTTCGATATCCCGATGTTTATGAATGAGTTCAAAAGACGCGGGCTTAAAGTTCCTGAGTGTGCCGGAGTGCTGGATGGCTATAAGCTTTTCACGCATTTTTACGGCCCGGCAGGGAAAGGAAAAAGAACGCTGAAAGCTGCACACGTGCATTACTGCGGTTACGAATTTGAAGATGCGCACGATGCCGTGGCTGACATCAAGGCTACGATCAATGTGTTTGAAAACATGATCATCGAACATGGAGATGACCTCAAAATGTTTCTTAAGGTGTCGGAAGCGATCCCGCTAAAGATCGATTTTAAAGGGATGTTCATTTTCGATCCGAAACGGAAAGTAGCCGTATTGGGGTACGGCAAATACAAGGGGGTTCCCCTCGCGGAAGTTCCGGTGTCTTACTTCAAGTGGATCATCGATACGACCGGATTCAATGCAGATACAAAGAAAATCGCAAGCGAAGCCTGTCGTGGAATTTTTCCTCAGTATCAAAAGCCTAAATTCAAACGGAATTTCTGATGTGTACAAAAGCTGTTTTATGCGAAATGCTGTACGAATTACAGTCGAATCGTCTTGAAGTTATTCTTGTACCTCAAGATGAACCTGTCAATGTGGGGGCTTGTATTCGTGTGGCGGTTGCATTTAATTGTCAGTGGTACAGGGAACTGTGTGACGCATTTGAATCGAACAGGAATAGAAAATATAAAAAATTTAAAACAAAAGTAAAACGTAAGCGTGTAGAGCATATACTTTTACGTATGATATCAGGAATTAATGTAGGCGGTGTGTACGCTGAGTGGATCAGGGAATACGCCACCAAGATGCAGGAAGAATATGATAAGGGAGAAATGAGTTATGGGGCGCAATAAAATGATCGGAGAGCAGGAATTTAAAAGAATCCAAGAACTTAGAAAGGCCGGATGGTCGTACAAGGCGCTTGGTGAGAAGTTCGGAATCAGTGCCGTATCGGTTTACAAATACCTTTCTGGAAAAACGAAATTCGACAGCACGGAAGATGAGAACGCTTAATTTAGACTATGGAAATGAAGATTCGGAATTTAACGATGAAGAATCAGCGGCTTCCAAGATCATAAGCAGGATAAAGTCGGCAGTTCAAATGCCTTTGCGTATGCCGTTCGGCAAAAAGATGATGGCGTTTGAGGTGTACTTTGCAAAGTTTGATGAAGATACCATAAATCGCTTTATCAGTAAGCTTTCCAGTTCTGTATGGGTTAAGAATTCTCGGTTCTCGTTGGAGATGGTTGTGCGCGACGATATGGTTAATACGATATTTTCGGGTACTGCTGATCCGACGGTGTGCAGATATTACAGTATCGAAACTCTTACACTGAAACCTTTAAAATGAAATGCAACATCTGTGGTTCTACTTTAAAGCAGTACGTGCTTTTAGGGGTATCATCAGGTCAGCAGACTGAATTATGCCCGAAGTGCCAAGCTGCCTGTGTCGAAGAGGTACGCGCAGTAAACAAAGCTATGATTTCTAAGCACTTAGAATCGCAGCACGTTCCAATCAGATATCATGAAGCCAGATTACAGAAAGAACATCTCGCTTTCCCAAGCGGGAGGGAAGTGCAGAATGGGGAGAAGGGTTTATATATTTTCGGTGATTCAGGTGTGGGGAAAACTTGGCTCCTTGTAGCTTGGATGAAGTATTATCTCAGTAAGGGGGCAGCGTGTACTTATGTTGACTGGTCTGATTTTATGGTTGATTTGAGAATGGATATTAAAACATACCAGGCAAAAAAAGCGTACATACTAAGATCAGACTGTGTATTTATAGATGACTTTGACAGTTCCAATTCGTACATGTATGATGTCATATACAATCTAATTAACAGTTTGTACAGTTGTGGGAAAGTGCTGTTTCTCACAAGCATCGATCTTCCGACACAGCCTAAAATTGCAATGAGACTTGGTGAGATTACATCTCAACTGCACGTCATAAGACAGTGAGTATACTTATATGGAACTTGAAGACGTATCGAATGAGTTTGAGAATAGAATCTGTTATCTATTAGCAACTTCTGATGCTTATATTGACGAAATATCGTGTGTGTATCAGAGGGGATTGTTATCGGGTAAATACTATTCTTTGTTTGCAAAGTTGTGTCTTGCCTACTATAAAAAGTTCAAGCAAGCCCCTAAAGACAAGTTAAATCGCTTTTTAGACAACGCTTCCGTGTTGAATAAGTTGTCGGCCGATGACAGGGCCGAATTAAAACTTATTGTAGAATCGTTTGCAAACGAAAAAGAGTGTACGGATATTGACTTTGAAATATCCGAAACATTTAACTACTTTCAAGCAACGGCCATTAACCTTGTAAGTAAAGAAGCGCAGGAGCTCACAAACGAAGGCAAGATAGAAGAAGCGAAATCTCTTCTTGCCAAGTGCGAATCATTTGATCGGGGTAAAGTATCCGGAACCGATGTTTACGCCCTGTCTGATTCAGATATTGAATCTACGGTAAATGAAACTTATGAGCAGATAATTACGCTTCCGGGAGCGCTCGGTAAAGTTATGAATAATACGCTGGTACGCGGAGGGTTCATAACCTTTGTGGGCAGGATGAAGTCCGGAAAAACTTATAATATCATGGAGCTGTGCCGCTATGCGAGAAATCAGGGCAAGCGTGTGATTCTGTTTTCGGCAGGGGACATGACACAGAATCAGATGATTATGCGGGTGTGGCAAGCAGACGCGCGCACGACTTCAAATAAGTATTATCAAGACATGCAGCGTATTCCCTATCTTGACTGCAAAAGAAACCAAATTGGGATGTGCATGAACCGGGAAGGTTCCGGAAACCTGCTCAATGACTTTAAGGAAGTTGACCCGTACATCAAAGATGACAATAAGGAGTACAAGCCGTGTACGAAATGTGCAAATTCAAGCCAAGATAAAGAATCATATGATTTTGCAATTACGTATAGGAAAGTGAGACGCCCCATTCTCGATAGCGGCATGGTGAAGCGTCTGCGAGATAAGTGGATAGCGTCAGGAAACAAGGGTGTTTTGCATATTGAACACGCCCCGTCAGGAACTCTTACGGTGGCGAAGAGAAGAGCTATCATCAGGAGCGTGTGCAAGAAATATGGATGGGATCACCCTGACGTAATCGCCTATGATTACGCTGGCATTCTTGCGCAGGAGAAGGGGGATGAGCGTGAAAGCACTCATTACATCTGGCAAACTATGCGGGCAGAGGCAGACCCCGAGATGTTCGACTGTCTCGTCATAACTGCAATGCAGTCAAACAGCACATCATTTAATTTTGAGGATTTAACGATTCGGTCGTTCTCCTTGGATAAACGATGCTTTGACGAGGTATCGGCAGCTTTTGCAATAAACTGCACTCCGGAAGAGCGGAAAAACGGAATTACGAGAATTGCAGCCCTCCTAAAGCGCGAGCATCCGTTTGACGAATCCATGCAAGCCGAGTGTTACGGCTGCCTCGCACTCGGCACTCCCTGGATATGCTCGAGGATCGTTTTTAGGGAGCCGCCCAAGCCTTTGCAGTTTAGCAAATAATTTTAACTTTTTAACTTTTAACTATTGCATTTGAAAATTCATGTGCTATTTTAAGTGGTAAACCCAACTAACCAACAGGAGAAAACAGTAATGGCGAGTAACGAGCAACTGGCGGCGCTTAAGCGTTCTTTGAACAGCTTCAAGGGAAACTATACAAGAGCGCTCAAAAAGGCCGCAAACGCGAAGGAAATGGACAAAATTCGTGAGACGTACCGTCCGAAAATTGAAGAGCTTGAAAAGAAAATTCAGGAACTCGATCCGAGCAGGAAAAGGGTAAAGACGGCTTTTACGCTGAAAGGCATGTCGCGTAAAGATAAAGTTATTGCCGTATTTAAGGCGATTGCCAAAGAGTTCAATCTTGAAGAGGGCGAGATCGACGGTGTTGTAACGAAAGATGAAGATTTCATTGTCGCTACAATTAAAGGCACTTACGATCAGATTCTCGAAACTGATTTCATCAATATCGAACCGGAACTTCGTAAGTTCATGGTTGAAGAGCTTGATTTCGTACCGTTCGATCAGCGCAAGCTTGCCGAAGAATCCGCAAGCAAGCGCCTTGCCAATGCGACGTATGAAGACTGCATTGCCGCTACTCTGTTTACGGAATTTGACGGCAAAGTGGACGCTTCCGAGTGGAGAGCCAAAGCATGTTCAATGTATAAGGGCATCCATAAGTGCGTCCCCAACCGCATTACGCGCACGTTTGACGCTATGGTGAAGCTGTTCACCCATCCGAATGTCCGTATCCTTATCAAGTGCGAAGATCATCCGGGTGACGAGGTTTACAACATCAATTTGAAAGCGAAGATTAACTGATGGCTACGACACTTAACAGAAAAACGTTTTACGAGGCCATTCAATGCCTTAAAGACAACGTTACGCCTTCCGAGCTTGCGGAAGCGTCTACGTATGCTGTGTTCTGCAATAATCGTATTTGTTGCAGTAATGATTCCGTAGGCGTTAGCGTTCCTTTGGTTACGGACGTCAAGAACTGTGCGGTGGAATTGCAACTGCTGTATGACTTCATTCGTAAGATGAACGATAAAGAAGTCATTATCGGTATGCACAATGGGAATCTCAAGATCAAAGGCAAGAATTCCGTAGCCGAGTTTGCGGTGCGTGAAGATATCATTTATGATGAATCTCTTATTCACTTGAATGTGAATGACTTTAAGCGTCTCCCCGAAACGTTTGCGACTGCCTTGAACTTTACAGGATTCGCAACTGATGGCACGAAAGAAGCGTACAGCCGCTGCGTAATTCATGACGGAGCAATGTATGCCTTGTCCAATGTACGGGCGGCAAGATTCTTTATGGGAGAAGAAGCGAAAAGTCTATTTGACGGAATGACATTCATTTCTCCTGAGTGTATCGGTTTTGTAAACAAGATGTGCCCGAAACGGTACTACATTTCGGATGGATATGTGCATCTCTATGATGACGAAATGCGCATTTACAGTACGAGAACACGCTCAGACGCAAACTTTCCGATCAACGGCGCAGATGAGGCCCTTGAACTACCTTCGTCATCGGAATTCCGTTTTCCTCCTGATTTCGATCAGGTGCTCGACAGGTGTAACCCATTCAGCGGAAAGGATGCGAAAGTAAAGAGGGTTACGATCGATATTGAAAAGGGAGTTCTTACAATTCTTGCCAAGCGGGAAGACGGAAGTACGTTTCGTGAACGGGTTGCGAATGTGCAATGCAAAGAGCACGTAAGATTCACCGTTCTGTTGAAACTGCTTTCCGACATGGTTAAGCTTGTCGAGGTGTTCAGAGTTGATTCAAGCAGGATCGTCGGAACGGCACCGATGTATACTTGTATGGCTTGTTTGTTTGAGGAATAAAAATGCTAGACCTTCCGCACATTGTACCGGAGTATGAAAACTCTAATTGCTCTGCTTGCAGACTAGATTGTGGTTCACGGCTGCAATTGGCAGGACATGGCCATAAGAAAATTCTGATTGTGTTCGACGCCCAAGACGCAATTCAGCAGACTACAAAAACGTACTTTTGCGGAAGTCGTTACACTTACGTTCGTGATCTGCTGTACAAGTACGGCATTACGACGGATGACATATGGATGACTTCAACCATTCAGTGCTATTCTGAATACAAAGAAGAGCAACACGCCATTCACTGCAAGCCAAACCTCATCAAGACGATAAAGAGACTTAAGCCCGTACTCGTAATCGGTTTTGGTGAATTTACAGCTAAGATGCTGTTGTCTTACATTATTGAAGACGGTGTTTTCCTTGACCGGGTTCACGGTTGGGTACATCCTAATCGTGAACTCGGTTGTAACATGATGTTTACGTACACCCCTCATCCGGGTTCGGCAAAGTATAAGACGATCGAAGAGTTCATTATCGAGCGCGACGTACACATGGCTATTAAAATCCTTTCCAGGCCGTTTGACACATACACGCCGGAAAACAAGTGTGTACGCCTGCTTGAACCTAAAGAGGCCGCCATGTGGCTGCGAGACCGCATAGACGACAAAACAGAACGGTTTTCCGCTCTTGACTACGAGACTAACTGTCTGAAACCGTACAACACGGCTGCCACACTGTACAGCTGTGCTGTATGCGAAGATCGTGATAACTCGTATGCGTTTAAGATGGATGATACAACGTATCCTCTTATGCGTGAATACTGGGCTACAAAGCATATCAAGAAGATAGCGCATAACAGCGCATTTGAGCGGACGTGGACTATCACTAAGTTGAACGTGACGCCAAGGAGGTTGATCGTGGATACTATGTTGTTGGCTCATGTTCTCGACAACAGAGATGTAAAATGGCTGTCGATTAAGTTTCTCGGCCCTATGCTTACCGGATGCTCCGTATGGAATGGCCATATTGAATCTTACTTAGAGCCGAGTAAGCAGGATAAGAAGCTGTACGGAGAATATGCCTTGAACAGGGTTGCATCAATACCGATCAGGCAGCTTCTTACATACAACGCAATCGATAGTCTTGTAGAGTTTCGTACATTTTTTAAACTGTATGAAATGCTTAAAAATTTTTACGGCACTTTCCCGATTGAAAGCGAGAGCGAATAATGATTACGCCAACTACAATGGATGCCTTTAAGCTTGTGATGATGGGTGAAGAGGCCCTTACTCAAGTATCCGTCAATGGATTTAAAATTGACAGGGATTACTACGAGAGACAGAAGCCCGTTATCCAAGAAGAAATCAAGCGTTTACGCACTCAGATACTCACTCAGTCGGAGATCGGAAGATGCTGGCATGAGAGGTATGGAGCTAAAACTAACATCGATTCCAACGATCAGTTGAAAGCCGTACTTGAACACGATATCCATTTCGATAAATTCAAAATCACGGACAAGGGCGGTAAGTCGGCAGATGCTTCCGTCATTGAAAAACTGCCCTATGAGTTCAGTAACCCATTCAGCAGATATAAGCAGTTCGGTAAAATGTGGGGAAGCCTTATTACCCCCATCATGCTTGGTGCGGACATGAATGGGTTTGTGCATCCAAATATCAACCTTCACACTGTAAGAACTTATCGGTCGTCATGCGATTCACCTAATTTGCAGCAGGTTCCGAAGCACAATAAGTTGATTAAAGAAATTGTAAGAAATGGGTTCATACCTAGAAGCCCAAATAGGATGCTGGCTGAAATCGACTTGCAGTCTGCTGAGGTTAGTGTTGGCTGCTGTCTGCACCGTGATAAGCAGATGTTGCAATTCCTGCACGACAAGACGATCGACATGCATACATTCGTTGAGAAAGAGTTTTATAAGCTCAATGATGATGAATTGTGTAAGGAGTTGCGATCTTCCGTAAAGGGGAGATTTGTGTTTGCTTCATTTTACGGAGCAGGTGCATCATCGATGGCCGCCTCGCTGTGGGAGTATATAGAAGAATCGAATTTCACACTTCCGACAGGCGAAAAGCTGAAAGACCATATGGCCAAGTTAGGCGTAGTCGACTACGACACTTGTCTCCAGCATACGGAAAGGGTATTCGATTGGTATTGGAATACTCTTTTTAAGGAGTACGGTGCATGGAAAGAAGCTATATGGGATTTGTACAAAAAGCAGGGATACTTAGATTACCCAACCGGATTCCGTGTGGTTGCCGCGATGACAAAGACGCAGGCTATGAATACGATTATTCAGGGTTCTACATTTCACTTGCTTTTACTGACGCTTATTGAGTTGCAGAAGCGAATGACTCATTACAAGTTAGAATCAAAAATAGTATGCCAGATTCATGACAGTATCGTTTTGGACTTACTTCCGTCTGAGCAGCAGACTGTTTTTGATCTGTATCTTGACAGTCAGGCAGCAGTACGCAAGCGTTGGCCGTGGCTGCTGTATCCGATTACTGCGGATGCGGATATCAGCGAAGTAGGCGGTACATGGGCTCACATGACAAGTTACGGAGAAATTACACATGCAAGCTGATAACTTTGTACACTCACCGATGACATATACAGGGTCTAAGGATAAGCTGTTATCCTTTTTACTTCCCTTATTCCCTGATAATATATGTACGCTGTATGATATGTTTTGTGGTGGACTAGCCATCACACTCAATACAAAAGCGGAAAAATATGTTGCAAATGATATATGCAGGCAGCTGATCTGTATGTATAACCACATGCGCATTGCCCGGACTTCACTGTTTACACATAGTGTAGATGAGGTTATTTCTAGATATGCCATTGATACTTTAAGTGTGGAATCATACAATAAACTAAGAGATGATTACAACTTTATAGTGGCAACGCGGAGAGAGACTGAGTTTGACAGCGCCGTTATGTTATTTGTGTTAATTGCATATGCATATAACAGCGTTGTACGGTTCAATTCTGATGGGGAATTTAATACCCCTGCGGGTAAACAGAATAACAATCTAAACCCAAAACGTCGTGAGGCACTAAAAGAGTTTATTGACACTATTGTAAATAAGTATGTACTGTTTACGGCTATGCCTTTCAACGAAGCTATGCCGCAAATAGAACACATGGATAAGAACGATTTTGTATACTGCGACCCACCGTACATGCTTACGTCTGCGGAGTACAATAAATTGTGGAGTTACAGTAATGAGTACCTGTTATACTCTACGCTTGACAAACTTAATGCCGCAGGAGTGCGGTTCGGGTTATCAAATGTAGTCCGGTACAAAGGGAAGTTTAATCATGTGTTAGCTGACTGGATGAATAAGTACACAGTACACTTTATAAGCAAGGACGCTTACGCTGGAAGTTACCGTGTGAAAAGAAAAGAAGATGACATTACACAAGAAGTGTTTGTTTGCAACTACTAAACCAACTGAAAGGGAATAATATGTCACTGTATTTGAAGTATCGCCCGAAAACGTTTGATGAGATTGTCGGGCAGCCGGACGCCGTAAAGCTCATGAAGGCGATTGTTGCTCAGAATCCCGAAGATCGCCCGAAAGTATTTCTCTTTGGCGGGGCTTCCGGCTGCGGCAAGACTACCCTCGCTACTGTATTTGCGAGGGCGATTGGGTGTGATCCTAACCACTCAAACTTTACGGTTATGGATGCGTCAAAAGACCGCAGCATTGACAGAATCAGGGAACTGTGTGACATGATGGGTACGCGGCCGATCGGCAAAGAAGCGCAGGCGCGTATCTTCCTCCTTGACGAATGTTTCGATTATCACACACCGATTACGTGTGTTGATGACAACGGTGAGTTGTTCACCATGCGCATTGGAGATTTGGTGCGTAAAAAATACAAGACAAAGGTTTTGTCTGTAAACAAGCATGGAATGCTTGAACCGAAAGAGATTACAGGATGGTTTGAGAATAGCAATAAACCGGTAAAGACTTACCACTTTAAGAAAGATGGTAATCCAAAGTACGGGAAAACGGAATACAAAATAACGTGTTCGGATAACCACAGGCTTTTCAGGCCGGATGGATCAGAAGTTAAAGTGGCTGATCTTGTTAACGGAGACAGGGTGAGAGTAGTTGATCTCCTGCTCCCTAAGGATGTTGCGGTAGTTACCGCAACATATACCGGATGCTCTGAGGCAGGGGATTGGCAGCTTAGGCACAAGCACCTGTATGATATCGAAGTTAAAGATAATCATAACTACATCGCTGGTGGGGTTGTGGCACACAACTGTCACCAATTATTGAAGCCCGCGCAAGAAGCACTTCTTAAGAAATGTGAGGATACCCCTCCGCAGACGATTATCATTTTTGCGACTACGGAACCTGACGCTTTGGGCAAGGCTCTGAGGAGCAGGTGTAAGATCATTACGATCAATCCGATGTCAAACAAGTCTATTTACGATAATCTTAACCGGGTTATCAAAGCGGAGGGTATCAAAATTGATGACAAAGACGTTATTAAGATCGCAAGAGCTTCTGACGGAAATACGCGTGTGTCATTACAAATTCTTGAAAACTATATGCTTAATGGCATGAATGCTGACAATGCAATTTCGATGTGCGGAGGCATGGGTGAGGAGCTGAAAGTTGATACGATCGAAATCTGCCGGATCATTGTCGGCAAGAAGCAGAATGAATGGGAAAAAGTAGCCGCTTTTTGCGCAAAGTACAAAGGACAGGGAGAATCTGCCCGTCAAGCTATTTTAGGTTATTTGCGCTCTTGTATTTTGAAAAGCACAACCATGAAAGATCGAATGAGGTTTGCTACCCTGATTGAAGTGTTTTCTGTCCCGCACTATGACTGCTCAGACGCTGCACTTCCTATGCAGATTGCGTTTGCTCTTGAAGTGTGATATGGATCAACTCAACTACGTTTACACATCAAGAAGCGTAGCTGATGGTCCCTTTGCGGCGTGAGCCGCATCGAAGAAGTCTGTGAATGCTTCGTTGCAACTCAATCAGGAAGTATCAATTGATACGTGAACAGTATGTCAAAGAAAACAGATATAAGCGCACTTTACATGTCTGTAAAAGAGTTGAACATTTTATTGCGGGAGTATCGTATAAACCTTGTTGTAGATTTTATACACGAAACTGCTTGCGACGTTTTAGACGACTTGGGCGTGCTTAAACGGATAAACGAGTATGACTACAACGTATGTAAGAAATTCAGTTATGCTAAGTGGCGTGCAACTGTAAAAGCCAATATGGCACAGTACTTGCCAATGTTGCCATATCATCTATATGCTATGTTTTTAGTGTGTAGAAAAATGACCATTGAAGATAAAATTATAGTTATCGAAAATTTTGAACAGACAAGGATATGGAAAAATGTCTATTGAAGTAAAGATTGTGCATTTTATCAAGGGCATCACTGCATCAAATAAGCGGAATGACAAGAGAAACTTCCTGAGTGCGTTTTCGCATGATGAAGATATCAAGTTGTTTCTTTCGTACATGTATAATCCATACACTACATTTGGAATCACAGGGAGTCAGGCAATGATGCATAACTGTTCAGATTGCAAATGCACTGATATCTTTATGTTGTTTAGGATGCTTGCAGAGCGCAAGCTTACTGGAAATAATGCGCTGTCTGCCGTAAAGTATTATATCGAAACTGCGGCATCCGCAGTTGTCGCATTTCAGCCCGAATATGATCTGACCTCTATTCGAAGTATCTTTGTGGATATTTTTAACCGTAATTTGAAGATCGGGATCGACAGTACGACTATCAATGAGGTGCTTACCGGCCTGATTCCGGAATTTAAGGTGGCCCTTGCCTTCGATATCAATAAAAACGAAAAGTACAGAGACAGGATTTCCAAGGAAGAATATCTTATTTTGCGCAAACTGGATGGCGTCCGCTGTATCACCGTCATTAAAGATCATGACATAAGATTTTTCTCGAGAATCGGTAACGAATTTACTTCTCTCGGCACTCTCAAGCGTGAATTGCAGAATTTTGCTAATTTCCACAGAGACTGTGTACTAGATGGCGAACTGTGCGTAATTGATGACGAGGGAAGAGAAAACTTTAAAGAAGCGGTATCGCAGATCAAGCGCAAAAATTATGATATGGAAAATGCGCATTATAAAGTCTTCGACTACCTGACTTACCCGGAGTTTATGGGGTGTGTTGAAAGCCCGAAGTATGAAGATAGACTGAACTTCATCAGGAAAAGATTCGAGGGCCTGTCTCCGTCCGTAAGCGTAGTCGGAGCGGTAAGATACACCCCGTATAACTTTACGAAGGCACAGTGCATTGTTGAAAAAAGAGGATATGAAGGCCTGATTCTCAGGGCGAATCAGCCTTACCTGGCGGGGCGCACTTCCGATCTTTTGAAGGTCAAAAAGTTTGTGAGTGCGGAATACGTCATTGAAGATACGATTGCAACTGAAATGAACATGATGGACATGAATGGGCGCATGGTGCCTGTAAAATGCTTGGGGGCCTTTGTGATTCGCCACAAGGGGAATCCTGTATCCGTGGGCAGCGGGTTCACCGCCGAGCAGCGTATCGAGTTTTTGAAAAATGAAGAGAAGTACGTCGGAAGAACAATTACGGTTAAATATTTTGAAGAGACAACGGACGCACATGGCGCTGCCAGTTTGCGCTTCCCCATTTTCGTCGGTTTCCGAGATACATTAATTTAGTAATTTTCCGTTTAGGGTACTTGTAAAGTTAAAAACGACTGCTATATTAAGTTAAACCACAACCAACACAAGGAGGCGGCAATGTCGAGTATTTGTACAAAAGAAGAATACGTACAGTACACAGAAGAGTACGTAAATGCGCTGGGGAAGAGCATGAAAGCAACGGCTGCGTATGAGATCGCCAAGCACAAAACACGCTTGAAACTCTACGCAAAGAAAGCAGCCGGGGAGAAGTATACGGAAGAGCAGATCAGAACGATGTCCATTGTGGAAAATGAGGAGCTGTACATCGAGTATATGAACGCTTCCTGTCGACTGGAAAAAGCACGTTCCGTGCTTGAATGTATGAAAAATATCTACAACAAGGAGGATAAGTAATGGGTAACGCGCAAACTTTTCTTGAAAGGCTGAGAGCCGAACGTGAACGGCGTCTTGCAAAAAACAAAGAAGCGGTCAGCGGAGAATCTCGGGAATTTCTCCTCACCGAAAATCTTCCGGAAGGGAATAAACTGTGGTGGCCTTCCGAAGATACGGAAGTCACGATGCACATTCTCCCCTTTATGGTGGGGAAGAAAGACAATATTGCGGAAGAGGAAGTCGGGCATTTCGCTATTGTGCGGAAAGTGAAAATCCATTTCCTGCCGAATCGGGCGGTAAAGGTGTGCCCGGAAACGTATGGGCATACTTGCCCGCTGTGTGAAAAGTATCGCTCGTATGCCAAAGACGAGCGTAGCAAGAAGGGCAGCCCGGCCACGAAGTACAAGGCAAAGGAACTCGCCCTTTTCAACGCGCTTTTCAAAGTTCCGGGCAAGGACGGAAAGAATCGTCTTGAGGTTCGGGTTGTGCGCGGAGGTGCTTTCGCTGGGTGGGAAAGCATCATGAAAGAGATCAAGGGCGAAGCTGCCATTAAAGCAAACGCACCTTATGCAGACAAGATTTACATGTTTGACGATCTTGTCGATGGATACTGGATGAATATCCGGTGTAATAAGGCTTCCATTGCTGGCGGGAGCGGCGCTGGGGATGCATCGTTCATGCAGTTTACCCGCGTGAATCTTCTGTGGAAAGAGAAATCTTCTCCGATCCCCGAAGCCGTCATTCCCCGCATTGCGGATATCGACATGCTCATCCCTCCCCCGGCTACGGCCGATGAACTTCGGTCGGCCTTTGATATGAAGGATGCCAGCGCCACGGAAGCGGAGGAAGAGGAGTTCGAAAGTCTTGAACTGTCGAACGAGACGCTTGATGAGATTGACTGCGGCCCCAAAAAGAAGCCGGAGCAGGAACCGGAAGCCGAAGAAATCGACGATCTCGAAGAGATGGAGGAAGAAGTGAAGGGAGAGGTTGAAGAGGAGTCCGAGCCCGAGCCGGAGCCGAAAAAGAAAGCGGAAGTCAAGCGCAAACCCGCCAAGAAGGTGGAGCCGGAACCCGAGCCCGAGCCGGAAGTCGAAGAAGCCAAATCCGAAGATTCGGAAGAATCTGATGATAGTGACCCCTTTGGCGATGACGAGTTTGACTTGTAATCAATAACTTATAGGGGAGGTGTTCCCTCCCCTATTGAGGTTTGAGAATGGAGATCGGCTACAAACGTACAGTCAGAGTAAAAGCTTACGAATGCATTACGATGGAAGTCACCGCAGAGGTTGACGAATTCGATTTTACAGAGCTTAAGCAGAAACTCGACAAAGAGATCGAAGAACATGCCGCATACTTAAAGGCAAAGGGAAGCGGCGTGTGCAGCGACGAAGACGAAGAACATGCTATTTACGAAGAATGAAAAGACACAGAAAAGAGGTAGACGATATCTACCACGTTGAGCTTGATCTCAATCAAGTTAATCCCTCTATGACAGTGGATGACTTGAGGGAGGTTGCACTTCGTAATAACGTGTACCTAAAGTATAAGCGGGATTCGGGACTTACCGACGAAGCTTGGGTGAGAGCTCTTTCCATCAAAAATGAAAGGGAGCGTGCATACTCGAACCTTACAACTATGGTTCCGAATACCATACTTAACAAGGCGCGAATCGTGTCGCTCTCAGTTAAAAAGCTTGTTTCGACACTACATAACAGAGGATTATAAACATGAAGAAAATCGAAGCTCCTGAAAATGCGGCAAAACTTCTCGTTGATGTTCGTGGTGTTCTTTATGGTGCCTTCTTTTGGGCGCGAAAAACTTACAATATGGAGAACACGAAAGAGTTTCACGGAGCTATTCTGTACAGATTCTTTCAGAAGCTGAAATATGCGCATTACTACGCAAATACGAATCGCATTTATTTCTGCCTCGATTCAAAAGAATCGAAACGCAAGGAACTTTACCCTGAGTACAAAGCGAATCGCATCAAAAATGAAGACCTGATTGCCTGCTTTCCGTTTTTTGAAAAATTACAGACTGTCATTCTCCCAAAAATGGGGTTCAACAATGTGGTGCAGTACGAGGGCCTCGAAGCTGATGACATCATTGCTTCTATCTGCATCAACGAAAAGAAGCTCCCTGTTGTAATTTACTCTGAGGATGCTGATCTGTATCAGTGTCTTAAAGGCAACGTCACGATCCTAAGCCCGAGCCGCTCATCTGATAAATTTCCGTCTTTGATGACGGTATTGAAGTTTCAGAAAATTTTTGAGCTCGATCCGTCCATGTGGGTTGAAGTGAAGGCTATTGCAGGGTGTGCGACAGACAACGTTAAACTCTTGAAGGGGATCGGTGAGACTACCGCTATCAAGTATCTGAAAGGCGAACTCAAGAGCGGGATGAAAAAGGCCCTGATCGACGTCAGTCCTGATGTTATTGCGTTTACAAGAAAGCTCGTTGAGCTGCCGTTCGGTGGCGAAGTTCTTGATATCAAGTATAAGCCCGATGACTTCAACAAGGAATACTTTGCAAAAGTGATCCAAGAATATGGTTTGGCTTCTATGGCCACTGATTCTTTTTGGAACGATTTCTTTGGGTGGGGTGCATAATGGTTTTTATCGGGATTGATCCGGGAAAAACAGGAAGCATTACCGTGCTGGACGAGAAGGAAGGCACGGTAAACATCACCTCCATGCCCAAAACGATTGCAGAAATGCAAGACGTGTTTGATTCTATTTGCAGTAATCGGAATATGAATGAACTCTATGCCGTACTGGAACAGGTTCATTCTATGCCGGGGCAGGGGGTTGCTTCATGCTTTACGTTCGGTAAAGCCTATGGGTGGCTTCAAGCCATGCTTGCCGCACATCATATTAAGACGATCGAGATTACCCCCCAAAAATGGATGAAACTGATCGGTGCCTTGCCGAAAGACAAGCACGCCCGTAAAGTCGCAATTCAGGATTGGGTACAAAAACGGATCGGCAGGGCCTGCGGTCTTGGGGTTGCCGATGGGGTTGCACTTGCTATTTTATGTAAAGAGATTTGGAGGTTGAAATGAACTACGTCCCTAAACTTGGAAGATACATTGCAGAGCACGATATCGACCTTCGTCACACCGCAAAGCGTTTGCATATTTCGCTGAATGCGGCGCGGCGCTATGCCTATGAAACAGGCACAACACGGATGTTTGCTGCTATGGCTTGGGCTTATGCGCTGAATTGCACGCCTGAGGATTTGCTCGAAACAAAAGAAACTGGTGATGCGTTGCAGTGGAAAGACAAGAAATAAAATCCATCGAGCTTGTCAACATCCAAAAGCACAAGCACATCACATTGTCGCTTTCCGGTATCAACGTATTAATCGGAGAGACGGAAAGCGGCAAAACGTCAATTTTACGCGGTATTCTGTGGAACATCCTCAACAATACGTCTGGCGAAAAGCTCCTCAATAATGACGGGGCAAAAGCTTGTTCCGTCACCATTACATGCGGTGACGATGTAGTGTCTCGGAACTGGAGTAAAACGGAAAACACTTACGCATTAAACGGCAAGAAGTTTTCCGCTATCAGAACGTCTGTTCCGGATGAAGTAAGTAAGCTGTATGCCGTCGATTCCGTAAACATACAGCGCAGACGCGACGTGCCGTTTATGGTGTACTATAAGGACACTGAGTGCGCTAAACAGTTTGGGGATATGCTGGACGTATCGGAAATCGATCGAACGATCGGGGCCAGTAATGCCCATGTACGCGAACTTAAAACGGAATGTGACGCCCTGAGCGCCGCGGTATCAAGCGGTGAAAAGGAGCTTGAAGAGCTTTCGTTTATCGATGAAGCTGCTGAATCGTTTTCTGCAATCAAAGAATTAGTAGTGTCTGCTGATTCTGAGGAAAGAAAACAGGAACGTTTTGGGGTTTTATCCGAGAAACTCACGCAAGCCGCCGAGTACACAAACAAGTACATCGCGCTTGGTGACGCACTTAAACAGTTTACTGCGCTTGACAAGTTCAGCGAAGATATAACCTGTATTCAGGGGCAGTTGGAAACCTATATAACTTTGCATACTTCTCTAATGAGTACGGAGAAGCTGTTTGATAAGTACACTAAGTATGATGAAGCTTATCATCTATTAATGTACTTTAATAATGATGCATCTGTACTTAGGGAAATTATTGCAGGGGGCAAAGAGCTTTCTGCTCTGAAAAATGAGCTTGTATCTTTAGACTGCTCTAAATTTGAAAATTTAGACGAATCCATTAAGGAGCTGAATCAGATCACCAACTCTGCCGAGGAGATCGGTGCTATTGAAAATAAGGTTCATTCTTTATTTTTACTTTCAACGGACTACGTACAGGCGCAGACAGACAAAACGAAAAAAGAAGATCGGTACAGTGCTCTTCAACGGAAATTCAAGTCAGAAATGCCGAAAGTATGCCCGCTGTGTAATCAACCGATAGAGGTGCATGAATGAAAATACTTGCCATAGCGGATATGCACTTGACGGAACACAGGCCGGTATGCCGCTCTGAAAATGAAAACTGGATTCAAGTAATTGATGAAAAATTCAATCAAATCAGAGACATGGCAGAAGGATTCTGCGCAGATCAAATCGTCATAGCAGGTGATGTTTTTGACGTTCCGGCAAGAAATACAAACTGGTTCATGTGTCAGTGCATTACATGGTTTGATATGCTGAAAACCGTTTGCCCGGTGAATGCAATTCCCGGAAATCATGATTTGATTATGGGGGATCAGGACAGCATTTACAGTACAAGCTTCGGCATACTCGAACAGGCAGGATGCATCTCTATCCCTGAGAATTTAGGGATTATCCCTTACGGAGAAACTAGAATTCAAGGGGAAACTAAGGCAGTTGTTGCCCATCAGGGACTATGGCTGAAAGAAAAACCGTTTGAAGGGGCTTCTGACAGCGGAAATGTGCATACTTGGGTGAAAGAGCATTTGCCGGAAGAGTGCAGACTTCTGATTACAGGACATTTTCACGTTCCGTTCTGTTGCAAGTCTGGAAACACTGCGGTTATTAACTGCGGAAGTATGTTCCGTCTACGGGCCGATCAGGTAGACTACCAGCCCGGAATGTGGTTGATTGACTACGATCAAAAGTCAGATTCCGTAAAAGTAAAACGAATGCCGTTTATCCTCACAAACCAAATCAGGAGAGACTACATTGAAGAAGAAGCAGAAGAAAAAAAGAGACTTGAATCTCTGGTGGGTTCTGTTGAAGGAGACTTTGAATTGTCGCTCAATTTCAAAGATAACTTTTACAACCTCACGTCTGAAATTGACAATCGAGAAGAAATAATCAAAGAGTTTGAAAGGTGTACTAAATGAATGTAGCGGAAGAACTTTGTGATCTCAAACGTGCGTTGGAGACGGCAAAAGAGAATCGTGATCGTGCTCAAGGAAAACTTGAAGTGTTGCACAAGCAGCTTGAAGAGTATGGATTCACTTCCATTGAAGAACTTCAAAACGCCATCTCTGAGTTGAAATTGTCATACGAAAAGAAGAAAGTTGAGATTCAGGAGAAGATCAATGATTTCAAAAGAAAATATGGGGATATGCTCAACGATTGAGCAGTCACTACAAAATAAGATTGCATATAAAAATGTAATCACTAAACAGTTGAATGACAAGAGAGCTCAATACACTAAGCTGAAGCATGAATTGGAAGTTGCGACAAGTACTCAAGCGCTGATTCAGGAAGCCGCACAACTTACACTATCCAGCATTTCGGTCAAGATAGATACCATCGTAACTAAGGTTATTCAGACGGTGTTTTCGAAGCCGTATAAATTCCATTTGGAGTTCAGAATCCTGTATGGGAAACTCGCTACGGATATGTATCTTGAGAGAGACGGAAAGCGCTATGATCCGAAATCAGATAACGGTGACGGCATGGTTGATATCGTGGCGCTGGCACTGAGAGTTGCAGTGATCTGCTTGGATAAGCGAAATCTAAGAAGGATTCTCATTCTCGATGAGCCTTGTGGAGCACTCTCCGTAAACTTTCAAGAATATCTAGGGAAGATGTTGGAGTATTTTAGAGAAAAATTGAACTTTCAAATTTTTATGATTGCGGCACATGGTTCAAATTTGAACATTGAATCTGCAAAATATTTTGATGTTCAAAACTTCATTGAAAATGGAGAATATTAATAAAGGGGGCCAAATGGCCCCCTTTATCATTACACACCGGTAACGAAAACTTACGTGTAAACTTATCATAAGTAATTACGTAAGTCACGTCAGCGGTCACATACAGAGTGAATCCACTTAATTACTTCCTGCGTATCAAACGGTTTAATGCCGTCCGCGTCAATATATGCAATCGGTCGTTTCCGATAATAGGTAAACGGGAATTTGTTGTGCAAATGTAAAACCCTTTCCGGGTACATTGCCGCGGCCATACAGAGGGTTCCGGAGTTTACCCCGATGAATGCTTGGCATTGCTGTAAAACGCCTGTAAACGCTGTTACAGACGGTTCTACACCGCGCGTAGAGCAGTTTACAAAGTCATACGGTTCATTCTTGACATTATACTGCGCGTGACGAAAGTATATTTCAATCGGAACTTTACCGCATGATTGGATAGCCTGCCACACTTGTTTAGCAACGTTGTACGGAATATTGTAGTTTGGATTGCTATTGCACATAAAGGATACTCCGATAAACGGAGACCGTACCTTAGGCGGTTGCCATGTGAAATCAAGGCTCAAGTCGAAGTCAATCCCAAGCTCATGAACGCAGCAGCATTCCGGTTTGGAATACTTTTGAAATCTGTAATCCGTTGGAGTTTCGTGAAATACGATTACAAACACATAGTCATAGTACGCAGGCTCTTTCGGTTGCGGAAAGATATCAGTTCTCCCTTCGGCCCATTGCACTGCAATTTCACTTTGCGGAAACAATTCCACAAGTTTTAAGTATAGTGGCATAAACATGATGTCATCCCCCAATCCATGAGGGAAATACAAGAGAGCTTTACAGCCCTCTTTCAAGTAGTCAGCCACTTTCTTTTTGCTGAAATCTCTAATTGTAACCATGTTACCTCTGTTTAATAAACAAATGAAATTGCATTGAAGATATACGGCTCATATGGATCAGCGAAAATCCTGCTTGATTTGCCAAGTATGCGAGGGTTTCTTTTGCGTAAAGCATGACATGACCAACTCTCGGACACGTGTAGTAATTTTCACTCACTTTCTCCATCTCATCCGTCACATCTGTACTGACAAGAAGAGCACCGCCCAAATACAGCATGGCACTGAACTTTTTGAATGTCTCTACGATATCATAGTTATGTTCAATGACTTCTGTGCAGGTTACGAGATCATACTTGTCTCGCAGAACTTCCGGATCAGGGCGGTAGTAGGGATCATGCCCGTAGATATGCTTGAAACCTTCTTTGTTAAGCTTATCCACCCAAAATCCACGACCACATCCATAGTCAAGGATGTATGCATTAGATTTCAAATAATTTTGAAATTCATCATGCATTAAGCGATACATAGCGCTGGGTCTGTTACCGTTGGCATTCATGATATCGCTGTCGTAGCTTACATATCTGTCATTGTAAACCTTGGCAAGGAAATCATCGCTTGTCCAATTACGTTGTGTTTTCGAGTAGTAAAGTTTACATACTCCACAGTGATTGTATTCTACGTCAGGGTCAGCGTTTGATCCGTCAAAGTTTGGTTTTCCGTTCCTGAAAGGAACTTTAAACGCAAACTCAGTCAAAGACCCACAGATGGGACAGGTATCGATGTTAGTTTTCATCATTTCCCGTTATCTAATTTGTGTTCAATACGTATAAGAGAAGATCGGAATTCCCCGCACCTGTCTTTGCAATCAGAGCGCAATACATAATCTTCTCTTGTCTCCTGTAGCAAATCTGAGATTTCCTTAACGGTGGACGTTAATTCTTTGAGATTGGGACGGTATACAAATGCGGCAATTCCCCAAACCGCCCCGACGATACCAACAATATACGATATAGTTTCATACATCAAGCGCGCCCTCCGTTTTGTTTTTAATATAACACGTTTGGGTACGAAATGCAAACTTATATGTGTATCTTACTGCGCTTTTGTGCCATTTTCCTGCGGTTTAGAAGCATCATCTTCTTTTACGTGGACGACTGTACTGTTCTCAGCTTCGGGCTTGGTAGTCAAGCGGTATTGCCAGTACAGTTTCATGGCCTCAACATACGCTTTTGCCATCTCAGGGTCTTTGTCCGCGAGGTCAACCAGATAGCCGGTGATCTGAGGGCCAACTTCCCTGCGCAGGCGTTTCACGCCTTTAATGTTTCCAGTGCGGTTGTCGACGGAAACGCCGTTGTCAGCGTCGATTTCGACATCCCAACTGGCGTTCTCCCGGCTGACGTCGATGACGTTCAGGCCGTCCGTGTAACTGGCATTGGCCGTCGCATTCTGGGGATCAATCCCGAGATTGACACGGGTTCCGAGCGTGAAGGCTCCCGTGTTGTGGCTGCATCCCGGCAGCAGCAGCGTGGCGGCGATGACGGTGAGGGCGATGATGATTTTTCTCATGGTTTCAGTCTCCTTTGCTGGTTTTGCACGGGCATTCGGCCCGGCGCTGGTCGCACACTTTGTACGACACTTTATGTTTGTCGATCTTGTTGATTTTCCGGAGCATCCGGTCCTGTCCGCGTTCGATGCGTTTCTGCACCCACAAGAGACCGCCGAAAATCGGCACGATGATCGCCAACATTTTGGCGATTGCTTCAAGATGCTCCATTGGTCGCCTCCCTGTATTTCCACGCCCAGCCGCCGAATTCGCGCAGGATCGCGTGAAACTTCCGCATCTGTTTGCGGACCCAGTAGCGGCGCGGATCGTACCAGCCGTAGCGGTAATTCGCCAGCTTCAGGCCGTTTTCAAGCATCTCGTCGTCAGCGTCCTTGCGTTCCGCTTCCGTACCGCCGAGCGCGTAGCGGATGTCGTGAATATCGGCGGCAAGCACAAGGGTCGGATTCAAGCCGCTGATCGCCTCCCGCAGCCAATCAGGCATCCAGTCCGCGCCGATGCCGTTGCAGACGCGACAGGCGCGTTCGCGGTCAAGCAGCAGTTCCGCGCCGGAAAGTTTCGCTGCTTTCGCAAGCGCAATTTTCTCTTCGATTTCATTCAGACTGTACATTCGTCACCTCCTCCCACTGCCAGAGTCCGGGTGTTCCGGGCGTCCAGACACACGGTTTCATGTCGGCTTTCGCGAGGTAGGTTTTCCCCGAGAAGCTGTAATATTTCCCCTCATCAACATCCATCCCGCTGACCCACGGGATCGGGTCTTCGAGCGTCCCGGCATGGCCCGGTACAAGCGGTCGGTAGACGGCGAGCATCCCCTCCGCGCCGGGCGGCTGGTGTTCGAGGGAATCGACCGCTTGCACAATCCGGTACGCCTGTCCCTCGTGATTCACGATCTCGCCCGGTTCGTAGTGCGTACCAGCGGCCCACTCCGGGCAGACGGGGGCGAGCGCGAGCGCCGTCGTGTCGTCTTCGAGCGGAATCGCCAGCATGGCCGCCCGAAGCGTCAGTTCATCCCGCGTCTGCGCCGCCACCTGTTCGACGGTCGGTTCCGGCGCGGGAAGTTCGACGATCTCGCCGTCCACGATGTCCAGGCGCGAAAGCGGCAGCGTGCTGTCGCTTCTCAGGTAGCCGTGTGCGGCGTAGTATTCCGCGCCGCGATAGGGCGGGATGGGCGACTCCTCGACGTATCCGTTGATTTTTCGTATGTATCTCATTGGTTCCTCCTTTTTTATGCGATGATGCAGGCCGGAAGCACATACCTGGACACCAGGAACGATGTGGAAAAAATTCCGGTGCGTTCAATAAAAGCCACATAGTGTGGCTGTGACGTGTTCGCGGAACGCAAATACCACGATGCAGAGTTTCCGGCAGCATTATATTTGATCCGGTTCGCGTCCGTCGCGTCGATGTATTTCGTCATTTGCATGCCTTCGGCTATTCCGCCATTGAGTACTCCGAAAATCTCGGTCCGGCTCGGCAGCCAGAAGCGGTCCACGGTCTCGACGCTGCCGCCGCCGTCCGCGTTCGAAAGCGCGGTCGTGAGGCGGGCCGGAGCAACCGCACTCAGAAAATCGGCGGGCAGGTCGGCCATGAAACCCGCCAGCGTCGCGGCGTAGGCCGGGGCGGCGTCATATTCGTGCTGTGCCGTCCACCACTCGCCCGGAGCGGCCGCGCTGTTCAGCCATTGTCGAATTGCCGACCAATCCCACCGGTTGCAGCCGTATTGCGCCCGGTTCGCGTCGGGGTTTCCGGGCTCCGTCGCGTCGAATTGCAAGTTGGTCACCAGCCGCACCGGAAGCAGCGTCATGCTGTGCGTCAGCGCGGCGTCAGCCGGTTCAACCTGGTCGAAGCCCGTGACCTCATATTCGATGGTCCAGCGCGGAGTTGCGACGGTCAGCACGTCGCCGACGGCGAAGTAACGCTGCGCCCGCCCGCGCCGCACGACATCCCGAATCCCCGCCCACGAGAGCGGCTGCCTCTTCGCCGTCAGCGCCGCGATTTCGGCGGCGGAAAGCGCACGGTCGAACAGCAGACACGAATGAATTTTTCCATAATAGTTACTCCACAAACCATTGCGATTATCCATCAGCGCGAATGAATCGGGACAGGTATAACCATCCATTTTCGGAATCCCGTCAACAATTTCTGATTTAAGCAGAACTCCGCAATGATAAATGGAAAGTCTGGTTTTATCATCCATCGGCTCGACAACAGCGACAACGGAGTTACGTCCGGCCAGATGGCCGGGGAGGATTGCCTCCGACAGATGTCTGGCGCCTGCAATATCTACGCTGACTTCGAGTCGATATTCAAACGTATCTACATTGAGCTGCTTATTGTAATTGACGGCAAGCGGAGACGGGATACTTCCTTTCGACGCCCCTTGTCCGGCAAGTTCTTGTTTACAATAATCAACGGATTCATTTTCCAAAGCCGCCGCGTCAAATTCAACGAACAATGTGTAATCTGAAATTTTTCCGCGCAAATCCAGCGCGGTATCGACCCTCGCCGGTCGCGTTTCGTCCGCCGCCTCGAACGCCCCCCGGTCGGTGCGGACGTTCGTTTTCGTGATGAGCCGCACCCGCTCCGCTTCGGACGGATAGCTCCAGACGGTGCGGCCGGTGGTCAGGCTTTTCCAGTACGTTTCGAAGATGACGCCGTCGAAATCGGAGACCGGAGCCGTTGTTGAATAAACCGCTACTTTCTCCGTTCCGGTTGAGGTTGCCGCGACCTCGCCGTCGAACTCGACAGTAACAGTCAATCCGACACGCCGGACGCGGATCGTGTGTTCTCCGAGCTGCCGAATGCGGTCCAGCGGAATCACAAAGGCACCCACGTTCGTCAGGCGGATGACGCTGTAATTGCCGCCCGTACCGTCACCGGCAAAAGCGATATTGATGCTGCCGTTTTGTGAATTGTGATAAAAAACCTGGCTGATCGCCGAGCCTTCCGGATAACCGTCCAGCCGGTAGCGGATGAAAAATTCGCAGTCATCCTCTTCAATCGCAGGGGCAGTTGTTTTTTCATCCCGCCACGCCTCCGGCTCCTCCGCGAAGTTGCGCGGAACGGGCGACGGCCACGGAGGCGGAGGAAGCATGTCGTACAGATCGCCGTGCGGCGCGAACCACGATAACGCGGGAGCGGAGAACTCCACTTCCGCGATGCTTCCGTCAAAATCGGAATGGTAGTGCGAGCGAATCGCGGAACTCGAAGCAGGCTCCGGGAATGTCCGCGCCGTATCGACAGACGTGCGGTAAAGCTCCACTCCGTCGAAGGTGACCACGTACTCGAGTCCGGTCCGGGCCACTTTCAGCACGTGCATCCCGAGGATCGAAATCGGGAGATCGATGGAAAGCTCCACGCCCGCATCGGGGTCGGAACCGTTCAGCCAGCCGAACAGCCGGGTTTTTGAATTCATCCGGAATGCGAACGGAACCCATCTCGAATTGAAGAAAAATTCATTTTTCTGAGGGTTGTCTGAGATGGAACGGAAATTCGTCACGATCCGGAAAATGAAATCGCCGTTATATCCAGCTGTCAGCGTCTCAAAACTACTCCACATCATCGGGGCCGCAGAGAAATTGCGCGGCTCATATATCGCATACAGTTCGGAGTATGTGGCCTGCCAGACGACAGCGCCGCATAAGAACTCGGCCTGCTCGATTGTTCCATAAAATTGTGACGAAATAACATCTCCGGTCACCAATACCGGAATCGTCGGGGTGTCCTGAACAGAACGCACGGTTTCCCCATCGTAAATGATCGAGTACAAGCCGCTTGCGGCGATGATTTCGACGGTGTGCGTCCCGGTCGGATCACTCGCCGGGTTCGCTTGAATAATCGTTCCATTGCCACCGATTGTACGTAGATACATCAACCCATCAGATGACCAGAATATCGCAATAGGTCCGGTATTGCTGCCTCCGCAGAAAATACGTTGAGAGCCGGTCGCGCCGTTGAGGGTATATTTTATTTTAAAGCTCCAATCTGTTTCTGTCGCATCGGCAATTGCAGCCATGAAGTCCGTCCACGTCATCGGGTTTGCCGCGAAATTGCGCGGCATCGCCGGACGCAGACGGCTCCACCAGGAACCGCCCCGGTCGGGCGTCAGGCAGAGCAGGCAGGACGGATCCTGCGCGGCGTCGGTGATCGGGTCTCTCATGGCTGCACCTCCAGAATGGCGCTGAGGACGACCGCCGTGACGGGGGTGTTCCCGGAGTCTTTGAGGGTGTCGCGTTCGTCGTCGGTGTCGCGCCGGAGCGCGAGCGTCCCGGAGGCGACTTCGAGCGCGAATTCCGCCACGGCCGGAACCGCCCCGACCGCGACGACGAACGAGGTGCCGGAGAGCTCGGAGCCGTTCACGATCGGCACGAGGACGATGTTTCCGGTCACGCCGGAATCGATGCTGACCGTCTCGAGCGAAACGCGCCGGAGACTCCGCACTCTCCCCCGGAAGCTCAGCTGCCGGAACGCCGCATCGAGATACCGGCAGTCGCCCCACGTCTCATCCGCTACCGCCATCTCCGTCACGGGGTCTGCGATGATTGTAAGGCCCGTCTCTCCACGCAACGGGATAGCCGCAGACCAGTCCGCCGACGTCGCCGAATTCTTGACGTAGAAATTCCCCTCGTCAGTGGCGAAAAAAACGAAACCCTTCGCCTCCGCATCGTACTGCGCCCGTTCCGAAACCGGCCCCGATGCGTCGAATGCCAGCCCGTTGCCCCGCGGACCGGCTTTCAATTCGATTCCGGCTCCCCAGTCGCCGCCGGGGCGACGGATGCGGATGTAGCGATCTTCCGCGGTTTGTTCATCGTGCCAGGCGGCATTGTCCGTGCTGTACTGGTACTCATCCGGCAGGGCCCAATCTTCGCGGCGGATGTACCGGCTGTCGGCTTCCGCCCAGATATTCGAATGGATATACTCAGCAGACGGATTCATCGCAATCGAACCGGTACAGTCGAAATCGAACCGGGCACGGAACACGCTGCGCCCATCCAGATAGACGTTCAGTTCGATCTTCGTGCCGGAAATCGACTGCTTCCCCTCGATCAACGATTCATAAACCGGATTTGCCGCGTCGAGCAGCCCGGTAAAAAGTCCGGTATCGCGTCCGGATGAGTCGTTTTGTGCCGAAACGATCACCGGACGTTCGATATTTCTGGCCGCCGCGCCGGAATCGTAATTTGCAGACGGCGTAAAGTCCGCCGGGCTGAAATTTGCATCGGCCAGCGTCAACAGCCACACATCATCCTGCTTCACCGCTTCGCAGTAGTTGACGGTATCGCTTTTCCCGAGCACGATCGTCCCGAGCGGGCGCATTTCGACGGTGCTTTTCACCCGCAGCGTCCCAATCGGACTTCCGGATGTGACGGAGGCCGCCAGCGTCACCGGATCGTACCAGTTGAAGTTGTTGTCGATAACTGATTCGCCCGCGGCGAGCGTCCCGGCGAACCGGATGTCGGGATTCGTGACCTTCCCGTCACTGTCAAATGCGGGAGGCCCATCGCAAAGCTGAAAGGTCAGCCGGACCAGTTCTCCGGCGGAAATGGCCGGCGTGTAGGCCCCGAGCGAACCTTCGCGGTTGTAAAACTCGAGCGTGTTCGTGTCGATATAGAGTTCGATCAAGCGTTCCATGCTTCCTCCTTTTTCTCGTAAAACCGGCATTTCTCCGGTGTACAGGCTTTCGTGTACGACGTATGACCGGCGATCCGGTGACAGATGATCCGGTTTCCGCGGCACGGCGCGGCCGGAAACGCCCTTTTTCCGGTGTCCTCCGCATAACGACAGTATGCAACCATCTTCCGTATATTTACAGAGGATGGTGTCGAACTGCTCTGCCGCAACTGTTCTTGCCGGATAAGCTCACTTAATTCGTCCCATGTCACATTCGAATACATTGTTCTCCCCTCATATGCGGCATGTTTCGCAATCATACGGCTCGTGGCCTGCTGTTTTCGCCCTGCAATATGCAACTGGCTCCGAGCATTCATAGTACACATTCCCGGAGGCGTCACCGTATGTACAATAGGCATTGCGCCAAGCTGCTCCGTCTGCCCCGGGATCCGCATCCTCGATAAATACCGAGGTAATGTCACAAGTGAACCGATTTAGGATCGAGTTATAAACATACACGGTTCCGTAAATCATCGACCAGCGAGTAGTTTCCGTATAGTAGTAACGGTCGGTGTATGTATCGCGACCGGGTTCCCCCTTCAACGAAAAATGGACGGTTTGAGCATTTATACTGAATTTCTCAGGAAGCCGGTGCGAACAATAAATCCCGCGCATATCCAGATTGCCTGCACCGAACAAATCGATATTGCAGTCAACATCGATCAGATTGGTCGTTCCGTATGCCTCCGAGCCGTTGCCCGTGGAAACGCCGACAAACTTAAAGCGACTTGGTTTGCTTCCTCCCTCGATGTGCCAAGAAGAAACGGCGCATGGGGCTTCGGCTTCCGCTTCAAGCGTACAGTCGCGGAAGGTTACTATCCGTTGAGCGCCACTTAAAAAAACGATAGATGAATCTATACCCTTTCTGACCATTTCGGTTTTCCGACTGATTCGAATTGTCCCCTGAATGTGCTGGATTACAGCGTCGTCCTGTGCCCTGATTCCAAACACAACAGCTTCATTTGTCGTCATATCGATCTGAATTTTCGCGTCATACATCATTCCCCCTTCGCCATTGCCGCCAGCCATCCTAATCGCAACGGATTCCGCGTTACCGGAAACCAGCAGCGCGGCGTTATGGATCTGGCAATTCCACCAATCGCCCCAAAGAGAGAAGTTATTCCAGCCGCCGTCCGACAAAACGGCAATCCCCCGCACTCCGTTGAATATGCATGACCTGGATTGTCCGCCGCAAAGGCTGACGCCCTGACCGACGACGGCGTTTCCGGAATTGCCGTCGTCGTGGTTGTAAAGGTCGATGTTGCGGAAAATGATTCCAACGGGGCGGTAAAACAAAACGCCGTTCGAGTTGGCCATCAATCCGTAAACCGGGCAGCCGTGGATTGTTTCGTCTCCCCAAGCGTCGATGAGAAGCCGGCGGTGGAAGTCGAATTCATGACACAGTACCGTATAGTCGACGATTCCTTTCACTCGAATACGGATCATTTCGCAACAAAGTTTTTCCGTGTAACATTCAATCGCCCGGGTGACGGCGGAATTCAGGTTGATGTACGGGTTGCCGATGGTTCCGCTTCCGGTTTCCGGCAGACCGATCCGAAGCGTCGCCGGCCGTCCGTTAAAATCGGGAATTCGGGTCTCGAACCCCATCGCCCGTTGTGAGTCGACGTAAAGATCAAGACACGGCGCCGTCCGGATTTCCGGAGCCAGCTCCGGAAATCCGTCCGATCCGGTATGTTTCCGCAGCTCGGTCCAGGCGCAGAGCCCGGGAGAGGCGTTCAACGGGCCGATGGACATAACATCCCCGAAATCCCGGCTTTGAAACGTCCGGACCATGCCGTGTCTGGTCATCAGCACCGGCTTCAAATAACGGTCATTTCTCATATCAGCCATCGCACTCTACTCCGAATACGGTCAGATTCATGATTCCGAGAATAAAATCCTGCTGAATCCGCATCATATTGTTTTCAAAAATCAGCCTGCCGATTTGATGCCATGCGTAATTTTCGTCCGCCGATTGCGGATTCTCCGTCATCGTGATCTCCGCCGCTGCAGGAGTCGTATTCATCCCCTCCGCATCATACTTCGGGAGCGTGAATCGCAAATAGACATACATCGGAGACGCGACTGCTTCACTCTCCCAGTCCTGCACCTCAAATACCTGTCCATTGATGTAGCAGATGCTCGCACCTCGTCCCGCGCCGTCAACGACCCGGATTTTATGCGTGGTCGTTCCGTTCCCGGTCGTGCTCGCATCGACGATTTTGAAGTAGCCGGAGTAGCTGTAATCCGCGTCCGCTTCGGGCCGGTGGCGGGATTTCAGCGCGGTGCCGAACAGCGGCGTGTCGCCGACCTTCGCCACAACGCGGCGGACGGCGGCGCGGTCGTTTTCACTCAAAACGTAGCCCTTCACCTTCACCATAGCCCGTTTCCTCCCGTCTTGGTCGCGCGCATGGCCGGAATCTGCAGCGCCGTCCACGACTTTGCCCTGAGATACTGGTAATCGCCGTACTGCGCTGCCGCTTTGGGGTCCGGACCGTCGCCAACGGTCGTGCCATCCGCTTTCAACAGTGCGGGCGACGTGATCGCCTTGTTTCCGGCAGCCGTGAAGGTGTACTTGCCTTTCGAGTCGATGTAGAGCGGTTTCGTTTCGCCGTCCTCCGGATCGACCGCCCGGAAACCGAGAAACATCGGCTGGAAATTGTGGCCGTACGGCTTATAGACGATCTGCGCCGAGATCGTCACATACGAACGGCGGCCGTCGTTGACCGGGTTCGGCACAAGCTCCGCCAGCAGCAGGACGCCGGACGGGTACGCATGTCCGTCGATCGTGACCGGATTGTAATTCAGCGTCCCCTTGTACTCGTCGATATCGCGATCGTTGAATCGTCTGGCGTTCCAGCTGATTTCAATCGTGGTGTAGTAACGCGGAACCTGCGGCGGATTGTCGTAGGGATCGCCGGCGGGATTCAGGATCGGTTCCCGGCTTTCCTTTCCGTTTTCACTCTTTTTGTAAAACCTCTCCTCGACGATCATCTCCGAACCGGGAGTGTAGCGGATCGAGGGCGGTTCGTTCCACGGCGCGCGATCGCCGCTGCCCGCGCTCGATTCGTCCAGCGCGTTTGAATACTGGACGGTACACTGCCAGTTGAACGCATCGATCGGCTTCCAATCGAGCGAAACGGCGTACAGCCAGTCCGCAACCGGGCAGGCGCTGCCGTATTTCGGTACGCCGGGCAGTTCCGATACGCTCCGGGGCGTCTGCGGTTCGTCGCAAAGTACGTTCCAGGTGACGGTGAGCGTGTGCGCGCTCCGCTCCACCCGGAACGAATCGGGAATCAATGGATGAATCCGGTTCATGCGCGCAAACCTCCCATGCCGAGATCGGCATATTCGAATGAGCCGTTATCGCCTTTCACCGTTGAAATCAGGGTGCCGATCAATTCATTCGTGGTATTCTGTGCGGACAATTGATCCTGCTGAACCTTCAGCTGCGGATTTTTGTTCGTCCCGGCATTGATTTTTGCCTGATACGCCTCGAGATTGCCGCGAATCACCGTATTGACCATCGCCGGAATCCGTACCGACTCCTGCGGCTTCTGCTGCTTTGCAAGCAATGCACGCAGCAGAGAGGTCTGTCTGCTGTCGAGATCAATCCCCTTGGAGCGCAACTCATTCACCTTATCAAACAAATCAGCATCCAGCATTCGTCCAGTATTCCTGAGACGGTCGGATTCCATCTTCTGACGCATATCTTCCAGATATTTACGGAAAGAAGCACCAGAAGCTGCCTCCTGTTCTTCCCGGTTCTTCCGATATGCCTCCTGCGCTTCGTACGTTTTTACGGCGATATCCGCCAAAGCGCTTCCTTTCGCCATCATGGCAGCGTCTTCGATTTCTTTTTGCCGTCTATTAGACTCTACCCGTGCAGCTTCTTCTTTGGCCGAAGCGGAAGCTGCGGCCTTTTCGTTCAACAACTTACCCTTTTTAAGCAAATCGGATACACTTCCCGGACGATCGAATAATTCTAGGGTCGAATGTTCGTATATCCGTTGTCTGCCGTACCAGATCGTCGGGAAGCGATCTCCTTGAAAAAAGTCTGCCCAAAAATTCCAATTTGCTTGCGGAAATAATGTTTTTTGGCCAGTATCCACCCGTGCCATAGATGCAATACCAAATTCTTTTAGAGCTTTATCAATAAGTAAAAATGAATCTTCCTCTCTAGCGGAAATCGATGGTAGTCTATTAGCATAGCGATATGAAGCGCTTTCCATCCTTTTTAAGTCATATTCGCTGTACCTACCGGATGCTTTTGCTCGATTAATGACATATTCAAGGGCTCCTTGTCGATCAAGCATCCCTGCTTTCTTCAAATTTTTATCATTTTCAAGCAGCGCTTCAATTCCCTCGGCAACACGATTCATCCAGCCGACGAAACCGGTATTGGCGGCCAGTGCGGTCATGGCGGTGTTGAGATTTTCGATGGCGTCTTTCAGATCCTCGGCTTTTTTGACCTCCTCGGCTTTGATGATCATTCCGCGTCTGGCGGCCTCGGCCCCAAGCGTGCTGTAGTCGCGCAGGAAGTTGTTCAGCTGCTCGCCGGATTCACCGAAAAGCTTCGCCTGAACTGCCGAACGCTTCAACGGGTCATCGATGGCCTGCAGCGAAGTCACGATCCGGTCGAACATCTGATCGGTTTTCAGATTCTTCAGGTCCTCCGCACGGAGACCGAGCAGGTTGAAGGTCTTCGCCGCTTCGGCGTTGCCGACCGCGAGATCCCCGGAAAGCTTCCGGGCCTTCATCATCGCCATCTCGACCATCTGCATCGAGGTATTCGTGCGGCGGGCGGCATAGGCCAGCTTCTGATAGCGTTCCGTCGTGATCCCGAGATTGCCGGACGCCTTGCCGATGCCGTCCAGTTTGTCGACCAGCGATTTCGCGGCGCGGATGACGCCGGAGAAGCTGAGTTCGATACCCCCCACCCCCGCGGCGGAGACAACGTAGTTTTTCAGCCTGCCGATCGCTTTGCTCGCTTCCGACAGCCCCTTTCTCAACTGGTCAATTTTTGCGGTCAGATAAACCGTCAATGTATTTTTCGCCATTCGCCTGTTCCCTCACTATCATCGCCCCGAAGGAGCGCGCCATCGCATACCCCAGTTCCACCGGATCCGGCGCGGCCGCCGGCGAATCCGCCTCGGCTTCCCAGTCCAGCAGCACGTCATCGATGTCGATATCCGCCCCGTGGAATGCGCCGAGCATCACGATCAGCTCGGCAAAATAGTATTCGATCTTTTCCCGCTTCCGCTGTTTGCCGTCGAGATACAGCAGCCAGTCCGAAAGCTCCCGGTATGAGACGCGCCGCTGAAGTTCCGGGACCGTGCAGCCGAGCAGTTCCGCAGCTTCATGCAGCGCCATCTCCCCGGAGGTCAGCTTTTTTTTTCGTCGTCGCCCCGGTTCGCGCGGATGAAAAGATCAAGGACGCGGTCGAATGCCGTGCGTGTCATCCGGCGGAGGTCATCCGGGGCGAACAGCCGGGAGCCCGTTTCCGGGTCGACGAACTGTTCCGCGAGCATGGCGACGACCTTTTTCGAATTGCCGGAGCCGACCACCTCGAGCGCCTGGTCGAATTCGTCGATCGAAAGCAGCCGGACCCGGACCGGGATTTCGTCGGCGCCAAGTTTCAGGACCATGTCAACCAGCCGGACAGCGTCCGCCGCCTTGATTCGTTCGAGCGTTCCCATTACTTCGCCTCCTCAGTTTGCGCGGCAGCTTTGGCCGCGGCGCCGGAAAAGGTCAGCACCGGCTTCGTGACCGCACCGGAATCGTTCAGGTTCGTCACGAGAAACGTAATTTCGGTGGTGGCCCCGGTATCGGGTTCGAAGCTCGTGTCGCCGACGCTCAGAATGTCCATCCACAACACCAGGCTGCCGACGTTGTCCGGCAGCTCGATCGTGTATTCCGCATTCCCCTCCGCGATATCCGCCTGCGCGTCGCATTTGGCGGTAACGGTCGGGTTGTTGTACTTTTTAAGTTTCGCGGGAATCGCGGTCTTGACGTCGACATTGTCGAGCGCCGTATCGTCGATTTCCGTTTTCGCCCACCCCGGCAGTGTGATCCGGGTAAGATTGCCGATTGCCGTGCCGCCCTTTTTCAGCACGCAGCCGGTGCCGTCGATGATTTTTTTTCTGCCTGCCATGATTCACTCCTTGATTGCTTTGATTTTAAACTCCAGCGTCAGCCGCGTCACCGTCTGCTCGGATCCGCTCATTTCAAGATCGGAATTGTCGTCGATTCCGGTCACGCGACAGTAGCCGACACGCCAGTCGCCGAGGCTGAAAATTTCACCGGGACGGTTCAGCAGCGCGAATGCCGCATCCCTGACCGTCTCCGCATCCCCGGAATTGCGCGCGTAAATATCGAGCTGGTAGCCGAACGCCGTTTCCGCCGTTGCATCCAGTTCATCCTGGTTCGGCTGCTCGTACACCTTGACCAGAATGCAGAACGGGTATTCCGCATTCTCCGGTGCGATCCGCCGGTACACTGCCCCGAGCGGGGCGAGCAGTTTCAACAGCTCCTTCGTCATTGCATCCCCCTCTCCAGTTCGGCGAGCGCTTTGGCGACTTCATCCGAAATGATGCGGAGCACCTGGCTCCGGCTCTGCTCGAGCGCCGGGCGCATGAACGGCTGCGCGGACGTCGGCGCGTGCGCACGGGAACGGATTCGCTTCGGTCCGTACGGATTCGTGGTCATCTGTCCCTTCGGCGCATATTTCGTGCCGAACTCGACGAGATGCGCGTAATTCGCCGGGCGGATGATCTCCGAACCCGCCGCCCGCGCCGCGTCGAGATGTTCGCGCCGCGCCGCCGCCGCCTGTTTCTTCGTCATCCCCCGGGCCCTCTTCCAGCGGACGCGCTGACCGTCGATCATGACGACTGCCGGATCGACGTATACTTTGCCGGAAACCATCCGCGTCACCGTCGACTTGATCGATTTTTTCAACAGCCCGTGGTCGCCCCTCGGAGCATTCCGCCGAGCCATGGCCCGGATCGGGACGAGCCCTTTGCGGATCGCGTCCTTCACGACTTTGCGCTGCAGTTTGTTTTCCAGACGCGCAAGCCCTTCGATAATCTGCACGTCGCCGAAAATATTGATCCACTTCTGAACGCCGGGATCCCGGATGAAATCGCCCGCCATCACTTCACCTCCACGAGTTCGGAGACCTTCAGCACGAGGTCGCGGCGGAAGGTCGGGGCCTGCTTGATCTCGATGATCTCGAACGTCCGGTTTTCCGCCGGCCAGACGATCCGCATGTCCGGCTGAATCCCGGGGCGGTAACGCATCACGACCGAGTGCGTCAGTTCGCCCTGCAGTTTCGCAAACTTCTCCTGCTCCGACGCCGATACCGGCAGGATCGCCGCGCGTGTGCGCAAGAACAGCGTCCACTCCCTGACGGACGGCTCGCCGTATTCGTTCACCGTCCGTTCCGGTCTCCGGATCTCCAGCTCGTGACGCAATCTTCCCGATCTCATCGGCTCACCCCGCGTAAAACCGCAGCGGCTCAAGGCAGAATTTCAGCGTCCGGTTTTCGGACAGCGAAACTTCGCTCTGAGCTTCACGGTGTTCGTACAGATCCGCGGCGACCTGAAAGACCGCCGCCTCGAACGCGTCCGGAAGCGCCCCTTCCGCATAGCCAGCGGAGACGGTCAGCTCCAGCGACTCCGAAACCGGGTCCGTCAGCCGGACGCCCCAGCCGCCCGCTTCCGGGAGCAGCCGGAACGCGCCGGGTTCCAGCGCTTCTCCGTCCGCTTTCGCCGCCGTCACCGCCGATACCGGGAACAGCGGCAGAAACGCCGCATCCCCGGAGCCGGCGAACAGCAGCGTCCACGTCCCGGCGCGGTAAACCCGGCCGCAATACTCCTCGACCGCCGAGACCGCCCGGCGGAAAATCCGCCCGAGCAGTTCGTCGCTCTCCTCGCCCTCCACCAGCGACAGGACCTCGCGCAGTTTCGCGATATCGTCCGCCGCGACCTCGAACGGGCCGTTCCGGAATTTTGCGGTCAGGTTCATCGTCTCCTCCTTACGCGCCCTTCATCTTCAGCGCCTTGAACGCCTCGTAGTTGCGGATGCCGCCGCCGACGCGTTTGCGGGTGTAGAACTGCACGTACGGCTTGTAGCTGTACGGGTCGCGCATCATCGTCATGCCGATGCGGTCGACGATGACATACCCGGCCCGGATGTCGCCGTAGACGACCGCCAGCGCATCCGCCGCCGGCGCGGGCATGGCGGAGCATTTCCGGACCGGAGCGCCCATCAGCGTGTTCACGAGACGGCCGCCGATGATCTCCGGCGTCCAGAGCAGATACCGGTCCGCGCCACTCGCCCCCTGCTTGAGCTTGCGAAGCGCCGTGAAGGTCTTCTTGTTCATCAGCCAGGTCGCGTTGGCCTGGTAGCGGTCTTTCAGCGCGTCCTGCAGGTCGATCAGTTCGTCGCCGGCGACGGCGGTCGAACTCGCGGCGGTCAGGACCCCGATTTTGCCGTCCACCCAGCTCGCATCATCCACGGTCGCGCCGGAAAGCAGCCCCTGCACCTCACCGGTGCCGCTGCCGGTGAAGAATTTCGCGTTCTCCTGCGCGGAGAACTCCTCGGCAATCGCCTCGTTCAGCTCCGTTTCGACATCGAACGCCTCATCCTCCAGCAGCGTCTGCGAAACCGGCGGATTCGCGTAGATTTCAAACGGCGTGATGCGCCGCTCGGAATAGGTCGGAGTATCCGTGTTCGGGCGCGCGGCGGTTTCGCCGACCCACGAGGCACCGGCCTTGCCGCCGCGCACGAGAAACGGGTAGCTGTCGCCGGAAATGGTCTTCACGGTTGCAAGTTCGCGCATCGGATTGCCGTCCGTCGCCAGCTTCAGAATCTCCGTCGCCTGAACCTCCGGAACGAGGTAGCCGCCCTGGCTGTCGTTTCCGGCTACCATCACGTCCATCACCTCGCCGGAGCGGATAAACGTATTGAACGCCTTCCGCGCGGCGGCGTCTTTCTGGTCCGCGCCGCCGGAAAGACCGAGTTCCGCGGTCCGGACCGACGCTTCGATCCGGTTCAGCTGCTTCTCGTATTCCTCGAACTTCCCGTCGTAATCCGCGAGCGCCTTGTCGAGTGCCGCCTTGTTGTCCTTTTTCAGCGCATCCTGCGCCTCGGCCTGAATCTGTTTCAGGTTGTCGAGCATTTCCTGATCGGTCATTTTGATCTCCTCAGTTGGTTGAAAATCGAATCCCAGTCACGTCCGGCGTCGTCGCCGTCACGGCGGAACGCCTTGCCGGAGGCGATCGTTTTCGCCTCCATCGCCGAATAGCCCGCATCACGCAGGGCCGATTCCAGATCCCGTTTCCGCCCGGCGTTCCCCAGACGCCGCAGCGGTTCCGGCAGCCGGTCGAACGCATCCATCCCGATGCAGGCCGCCGCCTTCGCATTCTCCCGCACCGTGTCGCAGAGCCCGAGCTCCCGGCAGCGCGCCGCGTCGAGAAACGTGCCATCCGCGCCCTCCTCCCCGGCCATCAGCTCCCGGAACTCCGCGATATCCCGCCCGGAGCGGTCGGCGTAGATTTTCGCGATCTTCGCGCCGAGGTCATCCAGCCGGTCCGCTTCGGGACGGAGTTCACGCGCATTGCCGATCGCCAGCGTCCACGGGTCGTGGATCATCAAATACGCATTTTCAGGCATTTCGATGGTGTCGCACGCCATCAGCAGGACCGACGCGATCGACGCCGCGAGGCCGTCCACAAATCCGTGGACGGTTTTTCCCGAAGCCGCGAGGATGTTGTAGATCGCAAAGCCGTCCCACACATCGCCGCCGGGGCTGTTCACGTGCAGGTCGATTTCATCGGCCCGGAGCGCGTTGAACTCCCGGATGAACGCATCCGCCGTCACTCCGTCGCCGAACCAGTCGCCGCCGATCACGCCGTCGATGCGGATTTCGGCCCGGTTTCCTCCGTCGCGGAACGCGTACCAGTCCGGCCATTTCGCGTCAAGCAGTTTCCGAAGATTCATCCTTTTTCTCCTCTTTCACCGGCGTCATGTTGGCCGGAACGTAAAATTCGTCGCCGCCCTCGACGGCGTTCATATCCTCTTTCGCGCGGATCTCGTTCGCCGACATCGCGCCGATCTGGTTCAGCGTCCGGTAGTAGTTGGTCCGGGCCGTCGTGTCGCCCCGCAGCAGTCCGCCGACGTTGAACTTCGCGTAGGTTTTCCCCCACATCTGCGGCGGAATCAGCCGGGTCGTGACCGCGTTCTCGATCCGCACGAGGTACGGAGTCAGCGAGAGCTGCAGGAACTCGGTCATGGTCTGTTCCATCGTGCTCCACCCCTTCGCCTGAGCGGTGTCGCCGATCAGGTGCGGCGGAACGCCGAAAATCCCGCAGATCTCCTCTTTCTGATAACGGCGGGTTTCGAGCATCTGCATATCCTCGGCGGTCATCGACACCGTGTTGTAATGCAGCCCGTTGTCCAGCAGCGGCGCCTTGCCGGAATTCGACCCGACGCCGTTTTCGGAAAGCTGAGAACGCAACCGCTCGAACGCCTCCTGACCGATTTTGTTTTCGCTCGTGTAGTAACCGGGCAGCACCGCGCCGTTCTGCAGCGTGTCGTTGCCGTATTTTTCGGCGTTGCGCGCAAGCCGGATCGTTTCGCGGGCATACCGGATCGGCGTGACCGGCCGGATCCCGTCAAGCGTTTCGTAGTAGCAGAAAAACAGCTCGGAGGCCGGATAAATCCGCCGGTTCCCCTCGCTGTCCTGAATCGGAAACTGCAGCTCGCCCGTCGCGGAAAGCGCGATTCCCTCGACATCGATCCGCATCGGGTTGACCGGCACAAGCCGGATGATTTTGCCGTTGCCGGAACGGATGACGTGAGAAACAAACAGTCCGCGCAGCAGCAGGCAGTTGATGTTGAATTTCCAGTAGATGATTTTATCCATCCACGGGCACGGCGCGGTCGAAAGCAGCCAGTAAAGCGGATCGGAGACGCCGGGTTCTCTCCGGCCGTCCTCCGCCTCCTTGATCAGTTTCAGCGGCAGTGACGCAATCGCGTCGGAAAGCAGCCGTACGCAGGCGTAGACCGTGCTGCACCGCTTCGCGGCCGCATAGGCGGTATCCACCGTTTCGCCGGTGCGCAGGAACGCCTCGACCGACGTCACCGACGACGGATCGAGCACCCGCTCCCCGTTGAGCACCCGCCACGCATTTTTCAGTCTCGCAAAATTCAAGGCCGCCTCGCTTTCCGCATGATATCACGATACAGATTATACCGTTTTTTCAGGCGAAAAACAATAGCCGGAGAAAATCGTCGTACTATATATAGTACAGACCTTGCAAAATAATTGTGGAACGGCACGATATATTGATATTTTCCACAATTTCAGACAAAAAAAAGACGGCCGCCCACGCAAGACGGCCGCCGGGAAATGGAAACGGTTACGGCCTGGTGAAGCTGTTTTCGCGGCCGATGATCCGTCCGTCGTCGTCGAACCGGTAGCGGGTGTCGATCCCGATATCCAGCATGTAACCGATCTGGTTCAGCATGATTTTGATGTCGGCGGCGAGCTGTTCGCTGCTGCGCCGGGAGCGTTCGACGGTTTCACGGAAATAGGAGAGCTCGGCCATCTCCTCCCGCGCGTCGTAGCCGGCGGCCATCAGCTTGCGCAGCGTCGACTCGATCACCAGCCGGCGGTTATCCAGCCGGTTCCGGAATTCGTCGGCCGTGACGGTGACATACTCCGCACTCCGCACCGGATTCCGTCTCGGCAGATCCAGCGAACGGACCGCGGGAGAAACCGGAGCCGGGGCGGAAAACGGGGACGGAGCCGGAAGATTCGGGCACCAGTGATTGCGAATTTTCCGCGCGCCCGATTCCGTGAACAAGTCGATACGGCTGACCGCGCGGCCCCATATTTCCCCGCAGCCGCCCGCGCGAAACTCCCCGGCGGTTTTGATCCGGTAAATCTCGATGCCGTTGATGAGGCCCGCGCGGTTGTTCTGCAGGATGCTGTGAATCTGCGCCGGCGTCACGTTCAGCCGCTTCGCCAGCGCTGTCGTCGACATCACCGGCACGCCGTAATAGGTCGCCTCCGGGACGAAGTACGGCACGGCCGAAATCAGCGGCTTCGCGGGCACGGACGGCGCCGCATACCGCCCCGGTCTTGCGAATCGCCGGAAGCACCTCCGACGTGATCCACTTGCGAAACTTTCGCGCATTCGGCTTGTTCGACCGGATCACCTGCGCGTACAGACCCGATTCGTTGATGATGTTAAAGCATTGTACCCCAGCTCCTGCACGACCCTCAGAATTTCTTAGGGTCGTTTTTTCGTCATTGTCAAGTGACTTCAGGGTCTCGCTGGGATTTGTCAGTCCCAACACATCGCAAACATCTTTAGCCACAAACCACGGCTCGTTGTCTTTGATGACAGTGCGGACGGTAAAACTTTCCTCGAATTTGAAAATGGAAATATTCGACATTTGAAAAATCCTTTGACTTTTCAGAATGCGGCAGTATATTATATTTTACCGCATTCTTGGGTACCTCTGGGATACGGTACACCGGGAAGATGGGCAACATCAACCCGGCACTTTTTATTTTGCTCTTTCCTTTTCCGCCTTAGCGCGCAGCATCTGCTGTCGCTTGCTGTTGGGATTGACCGGGCGGCCGCCAAGTTTCCCCGCTTCCCGACTCGCCAGAGCAGCCTCTGGTTTACGAGTGTAACCGCCTCGTTTTTTTTGCCCACAATATAGACATACTTCGCCGGGTTTCAATTCATGACGTTCGATTTCTTCCATGTTTTTCACCTCCTTCCTTGACTTTTCGTTTTTGTCGTTTATGTTTAAAAGCGGAGCCCCTTACGGGGCTCCCGGTCTCACTCTTTAACAGATCGTTCTGTTAATCTTGGCGAGCTTGACCGTCTTGCGGATTTTCATCCGCTCGGCCTTTCGGCGCTGGTACCGCCGGAAGGCTTTTTTTAACGCTTCAAACATCTCAACCTCCTTTCTACCGCTGTTAGCTTTGCGGTTTTCCCTGTCAATAGTATATTGACACAACCTATTTAATTGGTTATGCAAGCAATAATCCCAAAAAAGTGCAAAAAAAATACCGCCCGGATTTTCGGGCGGCAATCAAAAAAATATTATTATGCCGTTTGCGCCATTTCTCTTTCAATGGCGAGAGATTGGCGATACTCTTTCGCTTCTGCAATCTTCGTAATGGCAACATCAGCTTTGTACTGCCGCGCTACCTGTTCAATCTCATCAAGCGACACCCGGAAGAACTCTTTGCGCGGATTGATTTTGTTCATCCGGAACTTTTCGAAATGTTGATGTAGTTTGGTTTCAAGCTCCGGCGCGTTTTCGTGGTAGATCATCGCATGAACATCGAACTGGAACGGAACGGAAGCGTCTCCGAGCTCATCCACACGTTCCTGCGGTTCGAGTCGCCGGGTCATGCCGATCTTGAACACTTTCTCGCCGAAGGAACCGATATTCGAAATAACGTACACATATCCGGCCTTGGTTAACTGCGCCTGGCTGATAGCCCGCTCTTTCTTTTTCGCCTCTTCCAACTGTTGCTGTAAGACGGCAATCTGCGCATTCATCCGGTCAAGTTCCGCACCCTGCGCCTGGCGGGCAGCCTCTATCATCTTATCCAATAGCCCCTGATACTTCAGCTCCTCCTTCTCCGCTTCTGCCTTGGCCTTTTCCATTTCACGTTCAGCGCGGATTTCCTCGCGCATGATCTCTTTGATCTGCCGCTGTTCTTCAATCTCCTGCTGTTTCTTTTCCTGAAACTCATGGCAGATCCGCAGCTCTTCCAGTTTCAGGTTCAGAAATTCCGACGTGATCATAACATAGTATTTTAAAGTCAACTTGTTCAACTGCTCAAACGAGTTGTTGATGCGATTCTCGTAGGTGACGACATTTTTAAAATCAACATTCTGAATCAATAAATCGCATTCGCTGTTGAAGGTTCGCAACAGCAGCTTGACCAATAAATTCGCAAGCTTTTTATCCGTAGCAAGTCCAGTTTCCGCAACAACTGCCTTCCCCGCTTTGATCAAAGCTTTTTGTTCACTCCGGTTCGTGCTGAGAGCCCGTTCATAGTCGAGCGCTTTTTCAAAGTCATAATGCGGTTTGTAAAAATTCAGATTGTACAGTTCGATATCCTCTTCTAGCAACGACTTCAACCGGCTCAAATTTGCATTTTGCATTTGCGTTTCTGCAATTATGCTGTCCAACCTTTCGCAAAGAGCACTTCTTTCGTCGCTTTCCTGCCTCGCCTTCAAAACGGTACTTTCGGCAATCTGATTTGCATTCGCAATAATCTGCGATTTGGCATTTATAATTTCATCGGCAGCAGCTTCTTTCGCTCTATATGCTTCAAGTTCCTGATTTTGCCGCTTGACGAGCTTTATTTTTTCGATCAGTACATAAAGTGCGCCGCCGAGCAATCCGGTCATGAGAATAGCAAGCAGGAGCAAAAGCAAAACAGCCATCGTCAGAACTCCATATTGATGTTTTTTTGAAGTTTCTGTTAAATTTCAGATTGAATATAATCCGAGAGTTTCGGAAAAAGCAAGAATTATTCAGGAAAATTTCAAGATCCCCATCCTTTCAATCATCTTCGTCGGCGTCGTCGTTCTGCTGCTTGCGCCAGTCCCACGGAGCAACGGGTTTGTCGTCGCTCCAAAGCCCTGTTTCTCCTTCTGGGCTTCCGCTTCCGCCTCGGCGTACTCTTTCGCCTTCGGCGCGTAACGCGGATCGTGCCACGCCAACCCCATTTTAATCAACTCAAGGCCGATATCCGTTTTCCCGCGCCGCGCAACTCCAACCAGACGCCCCCAACTGTCTCCCTTCGGCTCGACATTCAGCTGCCGGCGGTGCGTCAGCGCAATCAATGCAGCCTTCGACACCTCTCCCCACGGCTGATCCAGCTCCGGAGCGTCGATTCCCCACAGACGCACCACGCGCGCGTCTTTCGAACCTACAAACGTATCGCCGTCAATGCAGGCCACCGCCCGCAAACGTACCGGATCAAACGCCAAAACAGTCATCGCCGCAAACAGCAGCATCAGCATCAGATGAATTTTCATCGCTTCCCCGCATCAAGTGTTAATAAGCCACTTTAAATTATACCACAGTCAGGGCCGGATTGCAAGAAGACGGGAAGAAAAAGCCCCGCTGATTTGCGGGGCAAAAATAAGATGAATCACTTCAATTAGTTGTTGGATTTCCGAGAGTTGTATTGCTCCCACAACTCAGGCGCATTCACCGGATCAATCATCAGGGTCGGGATCGGTGTCCGCATAGTCAAATTCGAAACAAATTCACGCAAGTAGGGAATTGCATGAGCAACCACAATGTGCTCTTTCAAACGCTGGCGTCCTTCTTCATCCCCTTTGTAGACCAAAGCAAACGAACACTGGAACAGCATAACGGGTTTACGAATATGCGACATCAAATCAAAAGTCAAGATTGCCGTATATTCAAACCCGTCCTCCTGCTGTTTCTCCGATGACTCGTATTTCTTCAATTCCAAATTGTAAACACACTTCTCTGCATTTTTCAACTTGAAATTACATGAAATCAAGTCGGCGGATACCATCTTCAGCGACATCTTCGTCTCTCCTATGCGGCAAGCGCAAACTCTTCATCCCAACATTGCGGACAGTGAATTTTCCCTATCCGCGCATTCACCAATTTCCAATTACCCGAACAGGAAGCGGGCGGGAACGGCGGAAACTCCGCATACATCGGAAAACAATCCCGCGTCTGCTCCGGAGTAAACATCACCGGAATGCAAAAAGCACCCAATCGCTCATAGTTAGCATTGGAATAATCGAATACCTTCGATTCAACCTCGTCGAACCTGTCAAAAACCACATTGAAAATCTGCGCATAAAACAGATTTTCCGGTTCGTCGTACTTGCAGACGACCGTGCAATTCAACAGTTCGGAAAGCTGTCCCGAAATCAGATTACACTTCGCATTCATGATCATCCCTCTCTACCTGTTCTGGCATATTGGCCAGAAATCGCTCCAGCGGAACCTTGTTTATAACGTAACTCTCGTATGCTCGTTTATATTCTCGTTCTTCGATATGTACACCGAAGTAGTTAGCTTTCACCCGTCCTGACTTTAGCCTGGAAAATAAACCTAAAACACGACCCGCATCAGGATCTCTTTTGCTTGATTCATCACGTAAATACTCTAAAGCAGCAGCGTGTTTACCAAACTTGTTTCCTACCGTGTCCTTCCCAATATGTATCAAACGACGATAGATTTTCAGGTATACCGAATGATACAGACAATTCAGTGCGGTATTGTAACACCTGTCCTCGCTCAGCATTTTCGCTGCCTGAAGATTTTCATCTGCTTTTTCCAGAAGAATCTCTTCCACCCTGCCGTTTATCATGGTTCATTACTGACTTTTCAAGTTTACCGCTCTGCCTCTTTATTAACATACATTGTAATATGTTTCTTTTCAAGATTAATATCTATTGAAATTATATTACGTCAACACTTATCCTCAACTTTCCACCGTTTTTTCATTGTGGCCGCACTTCCGGCACTTCCGGTAGCGGATGGTCGGTCGGCCTTTCCGCACACAGTACACGCGCAGCTCTCCGCCGCATTTCGGACATTTCATAGGGTCCTCACCTCGTAATCATCGTTGAACAACTCCTGCACCTCCGGGCGCAGGTATACGCCGTAGGCCATCACCGAGGCGACTACGCCGTCAATTTTCCGTTTCGAGTCCTTGTTCTCCTTCGCCAGCATCGTGTTCCCTTTCGGGTCGGTCTGCATCTTCGCATTCGACACCATCCACGTCAGCACCGGATTGCCGAAATGACGCAGCCGGTGTTCCAGAATGTCCGCCTCCAGCTTCGCAGTCGGCTCCGCCATCGACAGGAACCCCTGGCGGAACGGAAACAGTTCGTGTTCGTCCACCTCCTTCAACTTGATCGAAAGCCCGCTCATCCGGTACGGGTCGTATGCGATCGCCCGGCAGTCGTACCGTCCCTTGATCCGCACATGCCGTTCTTCGTCGTAACCGCCGGCCAATTCCCAGATCTTCCGGCGCACCTCCGTCTCATCGATCGCGGCGCCGCCCGCTTCCTGCAGCAGCCCCTGCCGCTGCCAGATCAGGTAGTCGTCCCGCTCGCGCATCGTCTGCTTCGGCACGAAAAAGAACGGCAGCAGCGCATTGAATTTCGGGAAATAAAGCACCAGCGCCGTAATGTCCCGCGTCGCCGACAGGTCGATCCCCATTGTGCATTTCTGCCCGAGCAGCTGCGACGGATCAATGTCGTTCGGGCAAAGCTTCCAGTCCTCCATGTCGATCCACTGATCCGTGGAACGCCCCTGCATATTCAGGTTCAGCCGCTTGAATTCCCGTTCCAGCGACGGACTCTCCTGCGCTTTCTGAAACTCCTGCCGAAAACGGTCCAGCCGGATCGTCACCCCTAGCCCCGGATTCGCCTTGAACCAGGTCTTTTCGTCCCGCCAGTCATCCCGTTCGGTCGCCTCGAAAATCGCCGGCAGGTAGTTCGGCGCGTCAAGCTCCCCGTCCCGTACGCGGCGCGCAAAATCCAGTTCGTCGTTGCAGATGTTATCCCCCTGGTGCGCCGCCGTGGTCAGGAAGATCAGCAGCGGCTGCCGGCGCGTCACCATGCCTTTGCGCAGAACATCGATCAAAGAGCCGTCCGGCATGACGTGGAGTTCGTCGACGATCGCCACCGAAGGCTCGATCCCCTCGTTGTTCCTGGCGTCGCGGCTGATCGCCGTCAGCAGAGAACGGGTCGGCGTATAGTAGACCTTCTTCCGCGACAGATCGCCGGTGCCCTTCAAATGGGACGGATTTATGCCGGTCTCCTCGGTCATGTAAACTGCGTCCTGAAACACCAGCGCGGCCTGTTCCTTCACGCTCGCGGCGCAATAGACCTTTTTGTCCGTCTCGCCATCGGCGATGAACAGCGCCGCCGCCAGCGCCGACGTGAAGCCGCTCTTGCCGTTCTTTTTCGGGATGTAGACGAACACCGTATCGAACCGCCTCCGGCCGTCGCGGTACAGCCAGCCGAACAGCCAGCCGACCAGAAGCCGCTGCCACCACATCAGCCGGATGTATTGTCCCATGAAGCCGTCTCCGCGCGCCAGCTTGATGTGTCCCTCGAAGAAGTCGCACCATTCACGCGCCCGCTTCGGATAAAAGGCGCATTCGGCCGGGGCGTTTCGCCACGGATCGAATTCCGCAAGCGGCTGCTTCCAGTCCCAACTGCTCCAGTCAAAACCCATCACAACGGCTCCCCCGGGTCCACGGAAATAAAACCGCTGACCACGCTTTCCGGTTCCTCCTTCTTCGGCTCCGCCATTCTCAGCGCCGCCGCCCGGCTCGCCGGAGTGAAGCCGAATTCCTTTGCCATCGTCAGCACGTCCCGAAACAGCTGCCGTTCCGCCTTGAACTCGGCAGAAAGGCGGGTCGCCCCGCTGCGTTTGTCGAAATCGCATCTGCCGGACCGCTTCAACGTCCGGTAGCTCATCAGCCACTCGCGGAACGTCACAACAAACAGGTTGAACGCAAGTTCGTCCGTTTCCTGCAGGATCTTCCGGTCCATGCATACCCCGAACAGCCGATCGAAATAGGCGTTTCCTTCTCTGTCGAGCACGGTCAGCCGAAGGAATCCATCCCGGGCCGGCAATTCCGCGGCATCTACCTCCGGGCTCCGGCGGCGGCCGCTTCGTCCTTTCACTCCCGCCATATCAACCGATCCTTTCCCAAGTCAGCCGGTCGGATTCCGGGAAAACCGTCGCCGCGGTCCCGTCCTTCCAGGCGTTTTCGTTTCGTTCATGATGCATCCCGCAAAGTTGGACCAGATTCGACAGATCGAAAAATCCTTCCTCCCCGTGCAGTTCAATCATCCGGCGCGCCGGTATCACGTGATGCACCTCCGTCGCCGGCCGCAGTGCCCCGCCCAGTCGGCGGCACAAGTAGCACACCGGGCATGCCGTCAAAATCCGCCGGCGCAATTCCTGCCACCGTTTCGAACTACGAAGCCGGCGCAATACCGGGTCATCCGCCTTTCTCCAGTTTGAACGAGAGTTCCCTGAAGTTTCCGGCGAGCTCTCCGCTGCCGTGAAAGTCTGTCGAGTTTTACAAATCATACTGCCAAATTTTACTCCATTTTAACAGGTTGTGTGCAAAAGAGGGCCAATTACGGTCTAGGACAAATCGCCCTTGAGATTGCCTCCCCCCCCTTTTTTTGCGAAAAATTCCAGATTTTGAAGTCTATCCGTCTCAAAACGGCACATTGTTGAAGTTTGAAACGTAATCGATCAGCATTTCGTAACACTCGCCGGACCGGTTCGGCGTCTCGATGAATTCCGGCGCAGCCATCGGTGGAAAATGAATCAGCGCCCGGCGGCATATCGTATCACGCGGGATATATCCCTCCAGTTTGGCGACAACTTCAGCCAATGACAATTGCATCGCATAATGCTCAAAATTGCAATTGACCAGATGCGCGAGCGGCCCCAGTCCCATGCCGTACCCGGTACGCTTGATTGCCTTGTTGGTCTTGTAATCGAGAATCCATAACACATTACCGTCCGCCATCAGCAAATCGACCGTTCCGGCCACCAGGCAGCGCGGCGAAAACAGAATCTTCTCTGCGGCGATGAACTGGTATTTCGACTTCAGATAATCCACCACGGCGACGGCGTTGGCGAAGGTGACGCGCTCCCGGTCATCGCGGGCGACGTTCGGCTCCGGCATTCCCTTCATGCGATATTCGCAGTTCTCATGCGTCCGGGTGCCATAGTCGCTCGCCTCTTCTCCGGCCTCAGCCCATTCCTGCAGCAGTTCCGGTACGGTCTTGCCGCGTTTCTGAGCCACGCGGGCGGCAACCTTTTCAGCCTCGAACCGCGGAAAATAATCGTGAATCAGAGTGGTGAAGCTCCTGTAAAATTCACCATGGTCGTCAACATACGTGTGCGGACCCTCATCGAACGTGATCATCCGGCCGGCCGGATGCGTCCCCTGTTGCGTTCCCGGCATGTTACATTCCTCCGATATATCCGCCGGCGTTGTAACACCGGTTCAGCCATTCCCCGACCTTCTCGCCTTCGCGGCGCAGCAGCATCGGCGGGATATGGGAGAGATCGTCCGCCTTGAACCGCTGAATCCGGTTCCAGAGCGCGGTCGTCAGAACTTCAAACTGTTCGGGCTGTTCGATGATCGCATCGATATAGTCGGCGGTCTCCGTATCATAATTCGGCCAGTTGCATTGCGGAATACTCCGCTTCTCCGCACCGACAATCTGCTGTAAATCTGCTCTTTTCATGTTTTTCTCCTAAGTACGGTAATGACGGGTCATTCCTATATAATCCCCCCTAAAGGAATATTTTTTTATTTATATAGTTTATTAATAATACCCCGTACTTATCGTACTTATTTATATAGATCACTTCAATTGAAACAGTTACGACACATAAAAACCCGTACTTACTGCCCGTACTTACCCGCACTTGGCCGTACTTATTCATTTCTTGCCGATGTTGTGGCAAATCATGTTTGATACATAAGTTTTCAAAATACCCCGTCCTTATCGTCCTTACTGTCCTTGTTCTTATTTTGAAAGTTTTCAAAATACCCCGTCCTTATCGTCCTTACTGTCCTTGCCGTACTTATTGGCATCACTGAAAAACGACTCCGATTTTTCCTTTTCCGATTCTTCCGACGACCAGAATTCGGCCTTCCTCGTCGAAATCCGGCGGACACCACATGATCCCCTTACGCTGAGTAGGCCCGTTGTTCGGATACTTCCGCTGCCGCTTGTGGATATGCGGCATCAGTCCCATATTGGCGAGGTTGCGGATGGTCTGCACGATACGCCTCCCTTCGGCCACGCTTTCACGCCGGAACCATATTTCGACCACCTCGCTCCGGATGAAGACACGGTCGCGGTCCGGATTGATCCTCGGGGCGCATTCGAGCTCGATCAGCTTGAACCGGATGATCTCCTCGATCTGCTTGGCCATATCGTCCTCGATATTGGTATCCGCCTTGTTCTGGGCGATGAGCTTCACGACATTGGAATATTCGTCGGAATCCCGGCAGAACGCCTGCAGGACCATCGTTTCGAACTCCGGACACCGGGTCATGGGAGGCAGATCGAACGGCTTGTGGTTGTCGAGCAGGTCGATGAGATCCGCGAGGATCTCCATGCGATGTTCGGAGATGTACCCGAAGGTATCGCGCCGCCAGCCGGCAGAGTAGTTCGGTTTTCCGACCATCATATAGAATGCGCGGCTTGCGAGATCGTTGTCGACGTTCGCGCTGTTGGCGGTGATGATGCAGGTCAGGTTATTCGGCCGGACCTCTTCCCCGCGCCCGTATGCGGGTCGTCCGGAGATCGATACCTTCGTTGCGAGGTCGGCCAGCTCCGGACACGAAAACGAACCGGTGATATTGTCGAGCAGCAGGATTCGGGAACGCCGTCCCTCGCTGGACACGATCCGCTTTACCAGTTCGACGAAGCTGCGCTTCATTTCGGCCTCCGACGTGGAGATCGGCGTGCCGTCATAAACCAGGGCCATGGCGTCGACAATGGTGGTTTTCCCGGAGCCGGCGCCGTCGACGGCATCGATGATCCAGAGCGGCCGCGGAACGCCCCGCATGTAGAAAAGCGGAGCGGCGAACAGCGCCATCAGGATCGGCCGGTATTCCGGTCCGGCCGGGGAAAAGCAGTCGATCATGTGAAAAAATCTCCGGTGTTCCGGGTCCGGAGGCGGCAATTCTCCGCAGGAGTAGTATACGTCGTGCCGCGGCGGCCAGTCCGGAACGCTGCTGATCGCCTCATAGCGCCGCGCGGAGGCCAGCAGCCCCTCGAACAGCTCCTCCTTGGTCGCACACCCCTCTTCTTTTGACCATTCGACGAGCTGCCCGGATTTGCGCTGAATCCACGCGAAAAGCGTCGATTGTTTATCGATTGAGATAATGCGTCCGGTGTCCCGGTCGTGATCGAAGAGCTGTTCGCCGACCTTGCGCGGGAATCCGAGGAAACGGCGGTGAATATCGTCGATGAGTTTGTTGATCTGCCGCGGTGTTTTGACCGTTCGTTTTCGTCCCCCCGGCATCTCCTGAACGGTCGGCGTGAAGTTGCGGAACGGAACAGAATTCGCCGCTTTCGCTTCCTCGATGTTGTAGTCATCGACCGCGTCGGCCAGCTCTGCGGCGGTCAGGGCGGGCGCGGCGGCAATCAGGGCGGCGACCTCATCCCAGGTATGCCCTTCTGCGAAGAAGTCGGAAACGTCGCCTTTCGGGGCGCTGCTGGTCGGCACGATCCGAACCGACTTCGCGCGGGCGCGCGCGATCAATTTATGAGCGATCAGCCGGGCATGGGCGCGGCCTGCGTCGTCATTGTCGGGCAGAATTGCCACATCCTTGTCGTCGAACTCCTGCGTATATTCGTCCCGCCACTTTTTAGCGCCTCCGCAGACGGTGGTGGCGGGTAGATTTAACGCGATCAGATTGTCCGCGTCCTTTTCGCCCTCGACCAGCAACGCCCAGGAGGAGGAGCGCAGCATCGGCAGATTGTACAGCGGGGGGATGACGTCGCGCAGTCCCCAACCGCGCGGCGTGCATTGCAGGAACTCTTTTTTCTGCGTCGGATGTTCCAGCCGGACGACCTGATTGACCAGCGCGCCGGAGGCGTCGGTATAGCTGTACCGCTTGACTTCGCGATATCCGGCCGCGATCAGTCTATCGTACTTTTCGCCGGATTCGATGCATCCTGCTTTCGTCGCCATTTTCGGGGACAGATGCAGATAGACGCCCAGGATCTCCTGCGCTTCCATCACATTCCCGCCGCAACGGACACGCGCAACCAGGTCGATCACGCTGCCGGATTCCTCGGTTCCGAAGTCGTGCCATCCGTCCTTATTGATGCTGACCGATTCGGGATTATCGCCGCCGCGCCACGTCGCCGCGCAACGTCCCTCCGGGGACACCTGCATCCCCAGTAAATCACGCGCCACGGCAGCACAATCGGCGACAGCCTTGATCTGCGTAAAGTCATAAAAATTCATTGTTCACCCCATTGTCCTGATCCGCAACCACACCCGGAGCGCGGCGGCGGTCACGTCATTATCGTCTCTGGCTGTTTCTGAAATCGTATCTTCCGGATTAATCCGGCATGACACTGTTTGGCTGTGCTACGCATGTTTCTCTCAACTTACAACGGAGAGAATTTGCATAATCGGCAGCGGCACTGCACAATTCATCCACGACGAGCGGGAGCAACCGGCCAGAAATATCAGGATTCAAAACCACGAATAATTCGTTATTACCGTCCTTTAAGCGCACCTTCGCGATATATTTCCCTTTGTTTTCGCCCCAATTTTCCATCTCGATTGTCAGTTTGTCAATTTTCATTATGATTCCCCTTTCGCTCAAAGAACTTACAATTTCCGCAATAATAATTCCCCTGTACTGTATCGTCCATCGTGCATTTTTCCGGCGGGTTACATCGTGTGCAATAGCCATAGGGTGCGGTAGGAAACGACCTGGGAGTAAAGAATCGGCAGTCCCGATGACGCGGGACGATTGATTCAAGCTTGCTCATTGCGTCACTCCTTTCCAGCTTTCAACCGTAGCCGGGTCAACATGCTCAAACTCGACTGCGATCATATCGTTCAGACACCGATCACAGAAAGTATGACTTCTAATCTCTCCGTCGAGCTTGGAGGTCATGCTGCGGGCCCGTTCTCCGGCTTTAATCATCCGCCGGCAGAAACTGCACGGCCGTTCTTTCCTGATCGTGACGATCTTGTTTTTCAGTACCGCATCCGTAGAGTCGCCGTAGTCGCCTTCAAACGGATCGACCTCCAAAGCCTGTTCTTCGTTTTTAATCATGCCTCACCCTTCGCTTTCATCAATACCTGTTCAATTAAAACAATATCCTCAAACAGTTTGCATTCAGCTACTGCATCCCCGTTATTCGCTTGTTCAAGTAAATCAAAGTAATGCTGTAAAACATCATACATCTCCGGCGCGGCGGCGTAGAGTGTCACGTTGGCCTTTTCAACCTTGTAGGTTTCGTTGATCATGGCGTCCGGGTCGCCGACCTCTGCAACCAGTTCTCCGGTCTCCTCTCTTCGAAGTTCATAATGCGATAAGGCGCCGTTGTCGGCATAGGCGGGGCAAACCATCAGCGGCCCCGGCGTAAATTTCGGCTTACTCATTCTTCGCTCCTTCCAACGCCTTGCGAGCGATATCTCTTGCTTCCGAAACGGTCATAGGCAGACCGACATCTGACTTCCAGACAGTCTTCATTTCTTCCGTATTGACCAACTCAACCATACCGATGAAATGGCCGGAAGCGATTACCTGCAGCGCCTTCCGCAACCGGTCGCGCTCGGCTTCAAGCTCGTTCCGCTCCTGTTCGAGCAGGCGGTTGGCGAGTTTACGCGCCTCCGCCA